CTGAATCGCAGCATAGTGTTGAGTAGCATCGACCCATGTCTGTCTCATGCTACCCGCAATGTTACGATAGATGATATGGTATCGCTTGTTAGTGGCTTTCAATTTCATTATACGGCTCCCTGGACAACACGGTCCCAGTAGGTGTCATGTAAAACATTCTCACGGAGTCCACGCTCGAGCATCTCGTCCTCGTCCATGTCCAACTCATATCGGACTACCTCATAACGGGGCTCTTCCCCACCGTTTAAGTCACGGTCGAAGCGGGCCATCCGTTCAGCGTGGGTAGCGCCGGCATCGCAGTCAATAATACGAAAGTATGACTGGCTACTGTGGATGTCTTTAAAATCCACAAGGTAGAAGTAGTAACCTTTGGGGTGGTCCTCTGTGGACTGGTTGAACGTGTTGAGAGTTTTCATCTGTTTCCCTGTTTCTTTAACCTATATATACATTATATAGGATTATGGGAAAAATGTCACGAAGAAAGTGTATCTAAGTGCTTGAAAAATAAGGGGAATTAAAAAAGTTGAAATTTTGAGAAAATCCTTTAAAATCAAGCATTTAAAAAGTCAATGATTTCAATGACTTAGGGAAAATGGGGGATTTTTACCCAGAAACGGCTTTTTCAACTGCATCATCTATGTCTTTAGGACGATCTTTTAGTTTTTGAAAGATATTCTTTTTCTTTGCGGCTAGTGGCGTTTCTTCGTCATCTTTGCCTGTTAGTTTTTTATAACCAGCATATCCAGCACCTGCAAGCGCCGCAAGACTCCGAGCGGCGCCCGCGGCGTCCACGCGGGCAAGCGCCGCAAGACCCGCCACTAGTGGCCAGCCTTCGTATAATGAGCCTTCTTGAATTTGACGCCTAATAGTAGCAGGGTCTTTGCCTGCCAATAACATGCCTTCTTTGCCTTTCATATCTAAAGCATTGTCAGTAGGCTTCCACTTTTTAGTTGGTTTTTTGTTATTGTGTGCTACGTGCGGATTAGCAACGGTAGCGATATTACCACTACTAGTGGCTCTTGGTGTTGCGGCTTCAAAGATTTCAAATTCTTTAAGTCTCATACTATTATTTATACTTTATAGGCGTTTATATAACCACTGTGAAATAGGAATATACGGATAGTCGTCCCAATCTGAGTACGGTGCGTCCTTTAGTTTCTCGTCTTTAGTTTCTTTTTTATCGTGTGTTTCTTTGTCTTTTTGTTGAGGAATATGTTGAGAATTACTAATCATTTCCCATTCCTCTTCTGTGTAAGGCATATGTGCTACTTCTTTTTTCTCTTGTGCCTCTGTACTTAAATCACGAGTAAACCCACACTTTTTACAAACATAAATGCGATGGTCTATGATGTAACTACTATTTCCCTCACATTGCGAACATTGTATAAGTGTAGATTTTTTTTCGTTTTTAGCCATTGTTTAAGACATGATGGTCAGGTAACTCATCTTGTGAGTCGCTCCACTTTCCAACATGTTCCGTTTTAAACTCATGCTCTCTGTCTAAATATTTCCATTCAAGTTTTACTAAACCGAATTCTTGCAATTTCTCAAAAACTTGAATAGGTTTAAATGGCCCGCAAGTATAAACATCTAATTGAAGCAATGCTGGGTTTGGTTCGTCCCAAATATGCATTGCAATATGGCTTGTTTCAATGATTGAAACAACTGTGATGCCTGCGTTTCCTTCTACTTTCACATACTCACAATGTGGACCTGAAAGTAATTTCATATCGATAGTTTTAATTAAATCTATCATCCATTGTTTTGTTTTTTCTACATCGTTCTCATCAGGAGGATTTGATACTTCCGCTCTAATGATTAAATGTTTATGAATTGGCAATGCCATTATAATAATTCCTATATTTTTGCTAATATTGCAATTAATAAGATAATAATTAAAAACAACTCAGCCGCTAGAATAGTATGATACCAAACCCAACGTGCTTTGTATACTTTCTTTTTGTTAAACGTTTCTTTAATTTCAGTAACAAAGCTAGTGTCTTTGGCTGGTTCTTTTTTGTTATTATCTTTTGCAAAAAATTGCTTCATATATGGTATTTATATAAAACAGTTTTTAGGTTAAGAATAGTCTTCTAATTCACCGTTACGTTCTATTTCATTTGTAGCACAATGAACACCTGTATCCCAAAAGGTTGTTGCTTTCATGTCTACTGGAACACACGTTATGCCTTTTTTCTCTAATTTGTCGAATAAAGTAGGATATGTTCCTGTAAACAAAATTGTTTTTTCGTTAATACTTAAACTATTTAAATTAAAATAAGTTTCTTCTGTACATGTCTCTAAAAACTTATAAAACCATTGAGCAATTATTGGGTGGAATTTTTTATGGCGATGTTCATTCACTTTATGCCATGCTTCTTTTACATCGCCGAAGCCTTCTACATGAATCCTTTCCCATTTTGCAAAAAACGTAGGTAAACATTCAGAAGGTAAACTTGTTATTAATAGTCCTGGTCGAACAAGGAATAGTTGAGAATCTATATGGCCATCTGTATCTAATAAATGAAACTTTGCTTTAGGATTAATAGATTTAATCCACTCCATATATAATTGCTTACCTAACTCATTACCCTCATTAGCAGAATCTTTAGATAATATGATATCATTGCCACATTTTAGTGAAAGTGTGGGTTCATATAAGGGTCTGCCTAAATCTATTTCTGGATCAAACTTATCATAGTCACCATCAAAAAATATATCATTAGTAGGTAATTCATATATATTATCAAAACTATATTGATTTAGAACATGATCACATGAATTTATACTAAAGCGGTCCCAGTCCATTGCATAATTTCCTTTATAAAGACTGTTTCCATATATAGTATACATATCTCTAACAGCTAACGGCGGTGTAGTAATTGATGTGCCGTTGTGAAATGGATAATCTTGCACACTTCGATGTGTTTGAATATCATAACTAATGAGTACTTTTTCTAACTCATCTAACTCTTGTCTTGACTTGTTGATTATTTCAGTAAAATACTTTTCATATCTGTTTTTTAATTTTGTATAAGGAATAATACTTTCAGGATTTGGCAATGTGCCAATGATACAAGATTTTAATGGATTAAATTCCGCCCAAACACTCATCAAATTTCCTAAATCTTTAATATATAAAAATAGATATTATAGTATAAAATACTATAAACAACATTACATAATTCAATAAACGACTTGATGAGTGTCGCTTTTGAGGATGTAGAAGACCTTGTCTTTCTTCCCACGTTGTGTTTGCTTCTAATACTTGTGTAAAGTGTTCTACTTTAAGTCTACCTTCTAATATAAATTTACCAATTGCTTCTTGCAACTCTATACGCACAGGAAAAGGAAGTTGCAACTTATTAGTTGGCATTAGTGAAAAATTACGTGACCACTTATCCCAAGGATCACCTTGTACACCTACTTGACTGTGTGCATACATATAGGTTTGTTCGTCAGTATAATTTTGGACACTACTAACAACATTAATAAGTTGGCAATCTGTTAAACCTTGTACTATGACTTCTTGAGCATTGTCTGAGTATGTTGTTTTCAATGGAATGCACCTTTAATTTTAAGTTCTTCAAGTTTTTCAGCGAACATTTCTTTATCTTCTATACTCATATCTTCCATGAGTTGCTTTTCTGTCATAAACTTTTTTATTACTTTGGTTCTTTCAGTGTTTTCATCAAAAGTTATTTCTGCTTCACCAAAGTCTAACTCTTCCTTAGGAATACGTGGCATTATTTTTAAGAACAAAATATATAACTGCAAATAAGTTTTGGCATAGACATAAGATTGCTTCATAGCCTGCTCTTCAATTGAGTCATCAGGATTTATTTTCATATCTTCTTTGTTGCCGGGGTTTTCATGTAACCAATCTTCAAACACCTCTGCTACATCTGCATAGAGGTCAAGTTCTTCAGCAGTTATTTTAATTTTATCACCCATCATAGTATTTACCCTTTTATTCCCATGGCGTGATTATATCAAAGTCCAGTGACTTACCATCCGTGCTCATGTCTTGATTATCGATATATTCGCCATCGTAGTATATACCAGTGACGAGAATATCATCGTTAATTTCACATATATCAAAGTTAACTTTTGATGGATCAAACTTGCCTTCAATATCAATAGTGCCTTCGTAGAATGTACCTTTCTCAGTATGGATACCAGCAAGTGTATATTCTTTAGGCTTTGGCATGATTTCTTCTTCTTGTAGCATGTTTCCTTCTTCATCATAGTCTTCTACAAATTCGACAAGGCCCCCGTAATAGATATTGTCTAGTTCTTTGGCTTCCCAACCAATGCCATCCATTTCAACAATCTCAAGTTGGGCATGATCTCGAGACACGCCATATTCATGGCCGCGGTCATCATGCTCATACCAATTGCTTAATGTTGCGTATTTTGGAATTTTGATGTCAGGGTTTTCTTCAGCAAACCAGTCCGGACTACCTACATACTCGTAAAAGTAATCACTCATTTCGTCTGATTGCCAAAACTCGGCGCACTTTTTGGTAATTTTACCAAGTACCACTTCGCCGCCGTAACCGGTTAATATAAATTTAATGTGTGCCATAACTAATTTCCTTTAAGGTGATTAAAAGTACTATTAGTATAACATTATTTTGAGATCACGTCAAGATTAACGAGATTTTTTAAGAAGGGTTATTTTTCGCTTGGTTTGTGGGTCTTATAAGAATTTTCGTCTTTCACCAACGCCAAAATTAATTGATATTTTTCCCAGGCTTCTTGTAATGCTGGGTGTTTATCACGCAATCGTTGTTCATCAAAGTGTTGTTTACCTATATTCAATAAATCATCGTGAGATAGCCAACGTCCATGCTCTTTTGTTATTGGTGGTTCGTCGTCTGTTGGGACAAGTACTTCAGTAGTAGATCCCATGGGCACTCTTCTGGTGATAGTTCTCCCATTATCGGGAGTTTCATAGATATATTTTTCTTGTGTTTCTGATCGACGAAAGAGTGCCACATGGAGCCCTACCAATTCTAATTAGAATGAGACGTTTACATTAACGCCTGCTACAGACTCACTAGTTTCCCAATCACTGTCTAATGGCATTTCCCAGTAAGGTCTAATAGCAAAAGTTGGGGTCATAGCAATACTCCAGCCTACGCCTATAGTGGATCCTAGGAATGCGTCGGCCTCTTCCCAATCCCACCATAATCTTCCATATGCATCAATATCATATAAAGCAATGCGGGCTAAAACATCTGTATCCAATGCACTTTCATCAATGTTCCAATTTACTCTTGGAACAATGTTTAAAATACTTAATTGCATACCTAAACCAGCACCAACTACATAATCTTTATCATCCGCATATTCGGCCCATGAACTCGCACTTAACGTGCCATTACCAATTCCGGCCGTAACTGAAAAACCAATATCAGTGTCACTATCAGAATAAGCAGAAAGCCTGTCATTACCGATTCTAAATTCATCCTTATCTGAATAGTTAGCACCTGATTGGTCATAACTAACAAACCAGTCTGTTGCGCTAATACGAACGCTACTTTTTGATTCGGCTGCATTTGCTGTACTAAATGCAAAAAACGTTGCCATAATGGCGTACATCATATTTCTCATTAATATCTCCTTGTGTGAAATTTACATCTGGGCCTACTAATATATAGTCAAACATTAATATGTTAACCTAGAAACTGATTTAAGAAAAATATTAACCAGTGCGTTTTGTGATCATTTCAGTGATATTAGCAGGGCACGGTGCGTAGTGACTAAACTCCATACTAAACTGACCACGGCCGCTCGTCATACCACGCAAGTCGCCAATATAGCCAAACATTTCACCAATTGGTGCTTCTGCCCAAATGCGTACCTTTTGTCCACTAACTTCTTGATTGCTAATCATGCCGCGGCGTCTGTTAATGTCGCCAATAACGTCACCAACTTTATCCTCTGGAGCAATTACGTCAAGTTTCATGACAGGCTCTAGTAATTGTGGTCCTGCTTTAGGCATGGTTTGTCTAAAGCCACCTCGAGCCGCTAATTCAAACGCAATAGCACTTGAGTCAACTGCGTGTGAAGAACCGTCTGTTAATGTCACTTTAAAGTCTAACAACGGATAACCTGCTACAATGCCGTTATTAGCAGACTCTCTAAAACCTTTTTCAACAGCAGGCCAAAACTCTCTTGGCACATTACCACCGACAACTTTTGATTCAAACTCAAAGCCGCCGCCTGATGGCAATGGCTCTATAGTATATTCAATATCACCAAACTGGCCAGAACCACCTGATTGCTTTTTATGAACAAATTTGTCTTCCACTGTTTGTGTAATAGTTTCTCTGTATGCTACTTGTGGTTTACCAATACTTACTTCAATGCCATGGGTTCTTTTAAGAATGTCGCACTTAATGTCTAAGTGTAGTTCGCCCATACCCTTAAGAATAGTTTGCCCACTTTCTTGATCTGTTTCAACATGGAAGGACGGATCTTCAGCGACCATTTTACCAATAGCAGTTCCTAACTTATCCATGTCACCTTGTGTCTTTGGTTCAACAGCAATACTAATAACCGGGGCAGGGAATACCATTGGCTCTAGTACGGCGGGTTTATTTTTATCACACAGTGTATGACCTGTTTGTACAGTTTTCATACCAAGCAATGCAATAATATCGCCTGCTTGTGCAGAGTCCTTTTCTTCTCTATTGTCGGCATGCATTTCTACAATACGGCCAACACGTTCGGACTTGCCTGTGCTACTGTTATAAATTGTATCACCTTTGTTAAGTTTGCCAGAGTAAATGCGTGTAAATGTCAATGCACCATACTTGTCGTCCATAATCTTAAACGCAAGTGCTCTTAGTGGTCTGTCATCATCAACAATAGCATGTTCACCTGTTTCATTGCCTTCTAAGTCTACTTCTGGCTGTGGATCAACCTCAGTAGGATTAGGCAAATAATCAACCACGGCACTCAATACATTTTGTACGCCTTTATTTTTAAATGAACTACCACAGAATGTTGGGAAGAAATCACAATTAATTGTACCCTTGCGAATACACTTTTTAAGATCTTCTTCGCTAATGCTGTCAGGATCCTCCATCCACTGCATCATTACATCGTCGTCTTGCTCTACAACTTGCTCTACCATTAGATCATAATATTCTTTGGCCTTGTCTGCCAAGTCTGCAGGAATGTCGCTAATAGTGTAAGAAGTAGGATCTGCTGAATTTGACCAGGCCCATGCTTTTTGCGTAAGAATGTCTACAATGCCTACAAAATCATCTTCAGCACCAATTGGAATAGCCATAATAACTGGTACTGCGTTTAAGCGATCTTTAATTTGCTCTACTACACGATAGAAATCTGCACCAACTCTATCCATTTTGTTAACGTAAATAACACGGGCAACTTCACTGTCATTAGCATAACGCCAGTTTGTTTCGGATTGTGGTTCTACGCCTCCTACCGCGCAAAAAACACCAACGCCACCGTCTAATACTTTCAATGAGCGGTATACTTCAATTGTAAAGTCAACGTGTCCTGGTGTGTCAATAATGTTAAACTGGTGGTCATCCCAAAAGCATGTTGTAGCGGCTGACTGAATAGTAATACCGCGTTCCTGCTCTTGCTCCATAAAATCTGTAGTAGCGGCGCCGTCATGTACTTCGCCTATCTTATGGATTTTACCTGTTAGTTTTAAAATGCGCTCTGTTGTTGTAGTTTTACCTGCATCAACGTGAGCGAAAATTCCTATGTTTCTATACTTTTGTAGATCTGACATTCTTATTGCTCCAGCAAAAATTTCTTATATTTATAAGCAATAAGTATTGTACACTATTATTATGGTAATGTCAAATAATTAGAAACCCCACCAATCACGTACTCCGGGATTAAATGACCCGCTGGTTGTTCCTGTTATTTTCTCAACTTGCCCATCGCTGTTAGGCACGGGAGTAGAACTGAAATATTTATACTTTATCCATTCTTTACATTTATGACCTCCAACAAAAATTTCTTGTTCATTATAAGCATCTAATTCTACTTTATATCCCCAGATATAAGCAATATAGTTTAGCACGTCTACAGTAGATTCGTTTGCTAATTCTCTACCGCTTTTACCTCTGTATAAATGTAACAATAATGTTCTTTTATCATCATGATCAAAGTCTCTTACTTGTATATCTGGAATGCGATAGTTATAGTCATATTGTCTTGCTAATTCTTTGCGTATGCTCTTGTAACCAGCGTTGTTATGGATTGCTTTTACTTGATAATGTGGATCTTGCTTGCGGTCGCCAAGTTGGAACAATCTAAAATCACGTATAACTTTTGGAGATAAAAACTGTAGTATAAAACTCTCGTCCCTATAATTAGCAACGATGTCTAATGTAATCTCTTTCCAATTACCGCCAGCAACATCAGGAAACCATTCTTTATCTTCTTTTGTTGGCTCATCGCACATACGTTTAATGTCTTGAAAAATAGCAAAACCTAATGCATATGGATTTATGCCACCATAATATGGTTTATCAAATGTAAGTTGGTTTAAAACGTTTGTGTGTAGTTTTAAAAACTCTAGCATACTTGCGTCACAAATCAAACCTTTTTCATGTAAACGATTCATTGTATAATAATGCACAAAGCAAGCATATCCTTCGTTCATCACTTTTGTTTGTCCTTGCGGATAAAAATATTGTGCTATCTTACGCACAATACGACATAATTCGCGTTGCCAATCTGTTAAATTAGGCGCGTTTTTTTCAAGGAAATATATAATGTTTTCTTCTGGTTTATCCAAATAAACATATTTTCTGTCTGTTTTCTTCTTTTCTTCCTTTTTACGTTTAATTACTGTTGTGTCCCATAACTCATTAACATGTTTGCGTAAGTATTCTGCCCTTTCACCCGCTTTCTCTGCCTCTGCATACGAATTAAGTTTTACTGGACGCTTATATTTGTTAATACCGTAATTACGAATAGAGTGTAATGCATCTAAAAATAGTTCTACTTCGTCTAATCCATATTTTTCTTCACACTTCTTAACAAAGTTTTTAGCAAATACAAGATAATCAATAATTGCTTCTGCGTTTGTCCATGTTTTAAACAAGTAGTTATTTTTAAAGAAATGGTTGTGGCCAAACGCGGCGTGAGCAATAACTAATGCTTGCGTGGTCATTGTATTCTCTTCCATGAGATAGTTTATGCATGGATTACTATTAATAACGAGTTCGTATGCTAAACTAGTTCTACCTTTTCTGTATTGATTTTCATAATGTGACCATGCCTTACCATTGCTCCAATGGTTATATGATAAGGGCATACCAATACTTGCATATGCATCTAACATTTGCTCAAACGTTACAACTTCAAGTTGGTTCGTGTAAGTATCGCAACCAAGTTCATTAACTGCAATATCTTCGCAAGCATCGTAGATGTTACTTACAAGTTCAAAACTCCAATCATCTTGTTGTGTGAATAATAGTTTAGTCATCACTTTTATCCTTTGGTGTAAAAAACCTTCTAAAAACTGGATATATATCTTTGCTTTGATGAACTCTACCTAATTGTATATTCGACCATTCTTGTGATAACATATAATATCTCTTTTCCATACCAGCGCCTGCTACATATTTCAAATCAGCATGTGTCTGACCTGCATTAGGAACAATGCATAAGAATGTAAAATATTGGCAAATAGGTAAAAGATCGTTGCGTAAAACTTCTGCTACTTTATCATTGTCTGTTGTAAAATTATCACCATCACTTGCCTGGCTAATATAAATGTTCCAGTGTTCTAAATCATATCGCTTCTTAATAATTTCATGTGTTAATTCTAATGCTGAACTTACTACTGTGCCGCCACTTTCTTTGCTATTAAAGAATTCATCTTCTGTACATTCCTTAGCAACAGTATGGTGGCGTATAAACACAATGTCTACCAAGTCATACTTCATATTTAAAAACATATGTAGTAAAATAAAAAAGCGTTTTGCTAAATTCTTTTCACGTTCTTGCATTGATATTGATACATCTAAAATACAAAACATTACAGCCGCATTTTTAGGCTTTGGTACTTTAGAGAAGTTGTTAAACTTTAGATCAATTGGATCAATAAACGAGATAGCATTGTATCTTGCTCGTATGCGTTTTATCTCTTCCTCAATCTCTTGCAAACGTAGCCATTCTTGTGTTCTATGATCTTTGCCTGGTGGCAATGTAGCAAAAAACTCAAGTATTTTATCACGCTCTTCTAGTAGTTCGCGTAATTTTCTTCCCTTAGGCTTTTTAAGAGCCAAACGTCTGCCAATACTGCGTATCATGCTCTGTTCTAAATTTAGATTGTTTGGTGAGCCTTCATTTACATAACCTGCTCTTTCAACACTAAACTCTTCAATACTTTTCTTTTGTTTCTCTATTAAATCAGGAAGTTCTAAGTCTTCAAATAATATATCTAAAAATTCATCTTTGTTTATAGAGAATACAAAATCGTCTTCGCCATATGCATCATCTGAACCTTCAGATCCGCCGCCGCCTCCTTGGCCACCCTGGGGTGGTTTGCGTATTTTATCGCCAGGAACATATTCTTTATTGCCGGGTAAGACATAATCTTTTTCACCTGATTTAGGATCGTATTGGAATTGTGGTTCTTTAATACTTTTAGCAGGAACTTTGACGCGGCTGCCAGACTTTAGATCCTTGATAGATCTGTTTTTAATAGTTTCGTCTAAGCTTTCCTTAATATACTTCTTTGACCGCTCAATGAAGCGTTGTCTATTGGAAAGATTCTTTCCCTTAGGATTTGAACGCCTGTCAATAATATGCTTGGCCATGGTAAACCCTTAACTTGACTTCTGGGTTCTCATGTACCATTCAACAAGTCTACGAACTTGCCTATCAGTATAACCTTTCTCTTCCATACGAGCAACAAAGTCATTGTGCTTTTGTTGGTCATCTTTGTTTTGCTTATTACCAAAGGAAATAATAGGTAGTAGTTCTTCTGTGGACGCAAACATTTTCTTTTCAATAATCTCGCGTAGTTTTTCATAACTCGACCACTTTGGATTCTTACCTTTGTTTTTTGCTTTTGCTCTCAATACAAAGTTGACTACTTCGCTACGGAAGTCTTTTGGATTAGCGATACCGGCTGGTTTCTCAATCTTCTCTAACTCCTCGTTTAGTACTTCGCGGCTAAACAAGTTGCCTGTGTCAGGATCTTTAAAGTCAATCTCTTGAATCCAGTGATCAGCGTATTCAATATAACGATCAAACAAGTTTTGTCCATAATCACTATAACTTTCTAAATATGCTTTTTGTATTTCATTACCAATAAAGTCAGCATACTTTGGAGCCAACCATTCTTTAATAAAGTTTGTGAGCGTTTTTTCATTTTCCTCACCAAACTGATCGCGTTTAATTGCTTGCTCTAGTACAAACATCAAATGTACTGGATCAGCCGCAATCTCGTTTGTGTCAAAGTTAAACACTTGTGACAGTATCTTAAACGCAAAACGTGTTGATGAGCCAGACATGCCTTCGTCTACTCCCGCAACGTCTTTATATTCTTGTAGTGACTTTGCTTGTGGATCAGTGTCTTTTAAATTCTTGCCGTTATACACTTGCATTTTGGAAAACAAATTACTGTTTTCATGCTCACGCAGTCTACTTAAAATACTATACTGCGATAACATTTCAAGTGTTTGCGGGGCACATGGATGCTGTGCTAGTCCACTTGAGTCTAGCATCTTTTCGTAAATACTAATCTCTTCATCAATACGTAAGCAGTAAGGAACCTTAACAACATACACACGATCTAGGAACGCTTCGTTGTTTTTGTTGTTCTTAAATGACTGCCATTCTGATTCGTTACTATGTGCTAAAATTGTTCCACTAAACGGAATAGCACTAATACCTTCTGTACCCATATAGTTGCCTTCCTGCGTAGCAGTTAGCAATGGGTGTAATACTTTGATTGGTGCTTTAAACATTTCAACAAATTCCATAAGGCCTTGGTTGCCTTTACATAATGCACCACTAAATGCGTATGAGTCTGGATCGTGTTGTGAGAAGTACTCAAGTTGACGAATATCTGTCTTACCAACCAATGAACTAATGTCTTGGTTGTTTTCGTCACCTGGCTCTGTTTTTACTACAGCAATCTGTTTTAGTTTACTTGGCTGTAATTTTACTACTGTAAATTTAGTAATGTCACCATCAAATTCATCCAAGCGTTTAATTGCCCATGGGCTTAGTAAGCCAGTTAGGTAACGCTTTGATATTTTATATTCTTTCTCAATTTGCTCACCATATTTCTCAGGAGAGAACAGAGACAACGGACTTTCAAAAACAGGGCTAATTACATCGCCTGCTTTTAGTACATAAATTGGATGTATTTCCATTAATTCTTTTAAACGTTCAGCAAGACTCGACTTGCCGCCGCCCACTGGGCCCAACAAATATAATATTTGTTTACGTTCTTCTAAGCCTTGTGCGGCATGTTTAAAAAATCCAACAATTCTTTCTACGGTATCTTCTAGTCCGTAAAAGTCTTTAAATGCTGGATATACTCGTAATGTTCTGTTCAGGAAGATGCGTGACAACCGTGGATCTTCCGAAGTATCTATATGCTCTGGGTCCCCAATGGCAGCTAACATTCGTTCTGCTGATGTAGCATATGCGAGTGGGTCCTTCTTACATAGATTTAGATACTCTTCAAGTGTGAACTCTTGCTCTTTATATGATTGGTAATCTGCAGAGAACTCCTTTAATAGTTTGCTTGCCATAATCTTTGCTCCTGTGCTTTATGGTTCTTTACTATATTTAGCGTTTTTTATTACGGTAATAAACGCATAATAAATACAAGTACACGTTCGTGATATATCATTGCAATGATTACATTTATATTTGAGCCAGATATTCCTTCAAACCAGAAAGAAGAAAAAGAGGTTAAAGCAGGTGGCGCTCCGATTATTTCAAACGGAGCGGGGATAGATAAACATTCATCGTTACCGTACAGTATTATTTCTAATGCTGTTAGACCCGCCACCTTTAAAGATGCTATCAATAACACTGAAGGTATGCAAGCAAAGTCTCTTAAAGAAGTTGATTTATCAGCTGACGATATCTATATATACCCCATTTTTACAACAGAATTCTTAAGCGTATTTGGTTATACACATGAATATGAATCAAAATATAAATTTTTAGATCCTGTAAGAGTAATAATACCATCTATTTTCGAGTTTTTGCCAGATTCTATTATTGACAAAGCAAGAAAAAAGGAATTGTATATTGCTGTTATGTCAATTTGTGAAGGGAAGTCTTATTATTCTGGCTGGGATTATGTTAAGTTTTCTTGTAACATGCACGGAATTTCTGAATCGCAAATTATACCTGTGTTGTGTGGTGAGCATAGTGAATATAAAGATGATGTCTTAAATTTTCGCAAAGACTATATACATTTAAATTATTATGCATTGGAGCTCAGTTATAAAATAAAAAAAGGCTATGAAACTATATTAAACACATTATCAAATGAAAAAAAGAAGCATTTTATTTGTCTTAATTCACAAATAAAACCACATAGATATCACTTAGTGTCAAATATTTTTAATAACGATTTAATAAATTATGGATATATATCTTGCCAAAATTATGAAAGTCATGTAAACAATTTTTCACAAATTGAAGGAATCTATCAAATGAGAGAAGTATTAAGACAAGATGGCGCTAATATTTCTGAATTTTTACAATTTTATTCCACCTTACCTTACACTGTAGATAGTATCAATCAAAACAATTACACTAATGCATTGCATTCTTCATGGAATCATGATTCAAAATTATATGACCTTAATATTAACAAGGCCTGTGATATTACTAGTAATCAAATTGATGCTTATTATAAAGCTGCTGTAATTGATGTTATAACAGAAACAGCATTAATAGATCACGATATTAAATTTTTAACTGAAAAAACATTTAAAGCAATTATGTATAAAATGCCTTTTATTATATCCGGAGATAAAGGAAACAATAAAGAACTATTACGACATGGTTTTAAGTTATATGACATGCTCTTTGATTATACATTTGACGATTATGATTCATACGTTGATAGAAACAATGCTATCACGAAACAACTTAAAAAGTATTGTGATATGCCACTTAAAGACTTCGTCAATAGAGTACAACAAGATGATGTTCAGAAAGTAATAGAACATAATTTTACAATGCTAAAAAATAATAATGTGTGGCAGAACTTTGCTAACGACTTGGTGCGACAGCTACTGGGGCATAATAATGTATGGCTAAACTTTGATAATGATTTATACTGAACTCTAACCAGTTAGTAATAGATTTTATATATTTCTCTTACGTCATATTCAGGGTGATGTTTTTGTAGTATTTCTAGAGCGTTTCGAATTCTACTATAATCATTTTCTTTATTGAATGTAAAGTTTTTCAAAGATTCAATTAGATTTTTTATTTGTTCAATATCATCGCTGTAAAAACAACTACTTTTCTTCAGTGTGTGTTCAATTTTCTCTCTGCAATTTTGGACGACATCATAGGGAACTAATCGCAAGTTAAAATCACTGCTATCTACCATTTGAACAAGCCCTGCTATACGCACTCTCTTATGCATAGGTATTTTTTTATTTTTTAGATCCATAAAAGAAAGTAGTTCATCTAAATATGGCAACGTTAACGCTGTTATAACTATATTAAACGAAACTGGAGTATGATCGCATTCTAGGCCAATCTGTAAATATTGATCAATATTTTTTTCTAGTTTTGTCCATTTTACAGGATATCTCTGTAATTCAATCGCCGGGCCTACACTATCAATACTTAATACTAACATAACAAGTTTAAAATGCTTGATGATTTCAATGAATCTAGGATGAATCATTGTCGTATTTGTAGTTATTACTAATTCTATATTTTTACTGTGATCGCATTCTATCAAATATTCTAAAAATTTTAAATTTTCTAATATTATAGTGGGTTCGCCGCCACTTAAATACAATCGAGTAATATTGCTTATTCTTTTTTCTCCAATAATATTTTTTAATCCTATTTTTGAAGGCCAATTATATTTTTTAAGTTTTTTAGAAGTTCTACTCGCACCCGCGTATTCATTGTCAGGCCTGCCTGTTTCAGAAAGATCATATTTAAATTGGCTTAAATCATCAACGCCTAGTCTATTAAAAAATCTTCCATAGGTAATACTATAATCACTATTACAAATTTTACATGCCAAGTTACATGTATTTCCAGACTGTATTTGATAAAAATAAGGATAGCTATCGTCTAATATAAAATTATTTTTAACACTTTTATCAACAACGTCTTGTATGTGAGGATAGCTATCCTCCGCACCAAGCGCCGCCTGGCGAACACTCCACATGCCACGTTCTTCAGAGTCCCAGCAATTCTGACATTCAGGTGCCTTAACTCCATTATATAGATTTTCTCGAAGTTTAAGCATCCTTTTGGAATTCCACGCATCATTTAAAGTATGTGTGTTTATGTTATAGTGATTTCCGTTCTCATCCAAGTGGGCATACTCTTTATCGTTACTCGAGGCACAACAAAATTTTATATCACCATTGGTTTCTATTTCTTGATGGGCCCAGGGATAAGTGCAAAGTGGTTTATTCATTATCTTGTATTTTAGATTGGACAAATCTATCTAACCCTTCGTATGTGTCGTACAGCACATAACGCCACGAATCAAACTCTGCCGGATGTGGATATTCTTCTGGCTTTATAAAAATAAAAGTAATATTATAAAAATGTTTAAACAATAACTCAAACTGTTTTATCCATTTTTCTGGATTACGTGGTCCTTGCTTTTCGTTTCTATAATGTTCTGTATTTAGATATATGTTATTAGCATACTTTTGGTTTTTTCCCTTGCCATAAAAGTCGTAACCCAACAACATAATAACATCTGCTTCTTCTTTTATAGCAGTATAAACAGCATACAATCCACTGCTCCAATTAATAGGTTGTTGGTATGTTTCTAAACCAAAATAAGGAAGATCGGGCAACACTCTTACTTTATCTTTTGCTAAGTAGTGCGCCCAATCCTTACGGGTGTAAAAGTTAGAGCGTAAGTGAACGCCATTACTGACTGCTTCTCTTGCCCTAAACTTATTACAGCATATCAAATTGTCAACGTGATTGTCTCGCCAAATCGCGCCGCATCCGTATAACGGTCCTATGTCGCGCAACTTTTGTAAATCATAACTTTTGCGTGTCTCACCATTGCCAATACAATATGCTATTTTTTTCATCTGGTAATTACCTTTAAATATTTATATGAGCGAAGTAACATCCCCAGAAGAAGCAGTAGAAAAAGCAGAAAAAACAGCAACAAGTATCGAAGAACTACTTCTGAATACTAGTTTAGATGCTACTGAATTTTTATTACCTTGGATTGCAATCCTAGTCAGCGTAATTGCGGCATTAATGGTCAAGGACTGGACTGTTGCTATTGTTCGTGGTATACGTTTTAAAATGAGTCCTACTTTTAATCCGGGCGACTTGGTATTACTAGAAGGTGAAGAAGCAGTTATTATATCTATAGGACTTATTAGAACTATATTTGAACGAACTGAAAATGGCGCCACTGTTTGGCGTTATGTTCCGAACGAAAGACTTGCGTTTTTAAAACTAGAGAAAGTAGTTAGACCTGCCTAAGGCTTTATATAATCAAAATAAGAAGAACGTTCTTCTTCTAATTGTCTATTTTTATTATAATGACTATAAACATTATCTAACACACTTTTATGGCCCAGGCAAGTGACACCATCAATTGGTAAATCACCGCAACTCATCTTAAAGAATTTAATTGCATCTGCATGAGTTTTTGCTGATGTCACATATAGCGTAGTACCAGATTTTACTTCAAATTGATATTCCATAGAAGTATTTAAGTATGGCTAGTCAAAAGTACCAACAAATCCGAAAAAGATTCTATTTTGATAAAAATCATCAGTTGTGGTATAGGTATAGTCCATTACAAAGTCTAATGAATTATTATTAGTTTCACTTTCAAGTAAATTAAATGTTCTTCTTGTACCATACATTTGATAATTGTCTGTCAAATCCATTCTCAATTCAAAATCATAATTGGTATGTAGATAGTAGGCACCAAATGCAATCAAAGCAACACCTACAACTGCCATGGCAGTTTCAGCATCTTTGTTTTTCTTCTCAGGCACTTCTTCTGCACCACAAAACGTAATACTTCTGCCGTTACCTGTGCCTATTGCGCCCGCCGCACATGCCGCATCACCTAATGCTCTAGCGTTCGCTGATCTACTTTCAAATGAATACTCGGACGCAACAACTGGTTTACCAGTTACTGCAATTGCATGAGCCACCATGGCCTTTACTTGTTCTGCTGTCTTACCGAAACCTGTCTGTAGAAATACATAGTCTGCATTTGCAAAGTATGCCGGTTTAACGCCCGGCGTTAAATGCACACCAACAGGTTTATTTGTTTTACTTTTTAGATGTGCGACTAGTGCCTGTACTTGCGCGGCACTCCAATACTCATCACATTCTAGGCAAGTAACATATCCTGTGACTTTGTCATCAAATCTAGCAACCATATTACTAAAGTGTGCCTTCTGGGCCTCCATGGATTGATTTGTGATAGAAGGACTATCATCAGGTGTCAACCATAGAACTGGTTTAAGTCCCATGTTATTAAGTTCATCTAGTCTTGTTTCCCAATCGGGTCGAGGACTGATGGCATTGAGATTATAACCACCGCCATTGTCTCCACCGTTTCTGGTGTAGAGATAGATGTGAGTATCGCCGTTTGCTTTGGCGGCATTTCGCATACCAGCCTTATTGGCATTGGGGTGAAGATAATTAAGTGTCATCCACTTACTATCTAACATCAAAAAACTGGCACTGTGGCCATGTAGTGAATATGCAGGGTCGTATGCATATGTATTGGAAACGCCTAATACCACTAGTATAAACGCAACCAATGTTGCAATATACTTTTTCATATAAGAATCCTTGTCGATATTATTATGACTTAATTGAGATTCTTAATAATTGATAAAGTCTGTATAATTTATAATAGTATGTTATTATTTAAGTAAAATTTCACAAAGAATAATATACGCATATTATCCTTTAAATTTTGGACATGGATGTATCGTGCCAAACTCACCCCAAATACCTGGCTCGCCTGTGCCAATGCAAACCCAACCTATAGGTTTGCCCTGTCTTGGCTCAAGGTTCCAAACAATTTCGCCACGTACATGATAACCAGAGTCTGGTTGAATTTTAGAGGATGACATCGTAGTTTGTGCAAATTTAATATCACCGCGCACTTCTAATTTAGTGCTAGGATCAATAGTGCCAATGCCTACATTGCCGTCAGGTGTGATAGTTAGATGGGATTGTTTTTCGGTAGTCATAGCATCTGTGCCCAGATGCATTTTTTCTTTTCTTGCAGTACCTATGTAGCCTTCACCTTTTTTGCCGTCAATAAAAAGTTCTGCGCCACCTTGTGTAATAACATGTAAAGTAGCGGCGGGCTCTGATGTATTAATACCAATTCTTTGGTCTGTTGCATTTACCATGAACGTACCATAACCAGCAGAAAGATTGCCCATTACACCAAGTTTTTCCAAATTACCTACACTTCTTAAATTACTATATACAATACTTGGTCCCAATTCATTGCGAGATAAGACCTTATCTGCACCCATGTGAATAAAGTTGCCTTTGCCTAAGTGTAAGTCAGTTTCAAATTCGTTTGATGAAAAAACATAATGTAAATTTTGTACAGTAAGTTTATTACTGACCGTCATCGTTCGTACATTAATATCTGATGCATCAATGTCTGTTACATAAATGCTGTCTACACTTAAACCGTCGTTATCTAAATGTAAAACTTGCTGTGTTGCTTCATCTCTAATACCAGTACTAGAAAAATCGGTAATTGTTCCGCCTTTAATATAATCACCTGATAAATCATCTTCAGAAAATTTTAAATAATTTACTGTAATTAAATCCGGATGTATTAATGTTTCTAAAGATGCAATGCTTCCCATAATTTATTCCTCATCGAGTTATAGATATAATATATTGATTCTCACTACTATACATTGGCTTGTAAATAAGTTTTTTATGTACAACAAAATTGTTCCAGCCCAGTGATGCTGTATGATAAGCAAGTTGCTTAAAGAACATTGCTTGGCGATCTACTGGTTCAAATGAATTTAATTCATTCGTAGTTTGATTAATAACGTATGCATAATGACGCCATTTCTTTCTATCTTCTTGATTCCATTTTCTATTGTTAATAAAGATAAATTCGGAATCATCATTTCTTAGATAAAATGGATCTGCGAATAATTTACTGTTAAATTTGATATTTTTATAATCCATTAGCGTAGTTAACAATATTCCATCATCATTAAGTAACGTTAGTGAGTCTTGTAGTTGTGAATGTTGGTCGTCTTCACTAGTAGAAAATGTATAATACTGATCTAGTGCTAATACACAATCATATTTTTCAATATCTTCATCCATATGGAACTTCATACTAAATGTGTCTAATGGTGCATTATGGTTGGTAATAGTAACATCATATGCTTCACACAATGCGTTAGCATAATCTATGGCATCAGGATCATCTGAAATATAGCTGACATCGTAACCACTGGTGGCGAAATCGACCAAGGAACAATGCCAATTCAAACTAATAATTTTTTTAGGACTAACATTACTTTCTTCAAATGCTTTAAGAATAGTTTCTGTTTTACGATTAATTATTTTTTGAATCTTGTCTTTATTAATTAACGTTTTCGCTAAATTATAGAAATCTTTCAAAAGTGTCTCCGGTAAATCTTAATAATAGTTAAAGTAATTTCTTTATGGTATTTATACAAAATTCCGCAGAAATACGCTATAAGTTTAGCCGTTAAAATACTTTTAGGTTATGAAGTCGTGCAGAAACCCATATAACAAATTGTTATATAGTGTAATTAATTTAGGATTGTTCGCCAGTAGAGATGAATTCTAAACCGGCATATCTACCAACGTATGTTTTATCAACAGGAGTTTTTCTATATAGCTTAATAGGAACGTCTGTTCCATGAATAGCCACCTCAAGTATTTTATCGCTTTTACGTAAAATATCTGCTGGAACCTTTTGATTGTTGTCAGTACAAGTTAATTCAGTTGTTTTCATTTAAGTAATTTATTTATAAACTCCTGTTCTATATAGTTTGCATAATCTTTATGTGCTTCGGGACCAAAATGTTGCCATTTGTCCGATTTATGACCTAAGGCCACTGACTTACGAGTGAAAGCAATGGATGGATCATAGGGATCATTAAACAACCATGCGTCATTATTCCAGTTATTTTTAAAGAATTCGTTTACATTAAAAACCTCGTGTAAATGTAAAAACATGTGCTTAAAGTTTCTTTTAGTTAACCAATCACTAAATTCTTTAAAGTAGTATTGAAACTCTAGAGTTCTAGATTGAAATATTATGTTGCCTGTTTCCTTATGGTCATTTAATAGTCTATTTGTATAGTTAGACCACATCATGCTAAGTGTAATCCATTCAGCACTTTTGTCATGCCAGCGTATTTTATCAAAATTGGGAGGAAGCACACTTTCGCGAAAATTATACTGGTATAACGGTTCGCCACATATTTGATGCCATACTCCATCTGCATACCATTCGGTACGTTCAACTGTTGACCACCCTATTAGAACTATAGTATTTTCAGGGTCTTTATCTCTTAGAAATTCTTTACTAGTGCGAATAATTCTGTTGTTACTACATCCAGCAACGGATTCATTTATATAGTCTAGATTATGTTTTTTTGCTAGTAATCCAGCAAATGATACTTCAGGCTGAAACATTATAGATTCTTCACTGTTTGGATGTTGGTAAGTTGCCGCAAGATGGCTGTCGCCGTTAGTGTATAAAAGCATTATTTACAAGTCAATATGTTAATTAACATAATCATCAAATAAACCATGTATTACATCAACAGCATTTTGAAAATCGTTAAACACCCAATTTGCCTTCGCTTTAATAAGTGGATGGTTAGCGAGATATTCATCATCTGTGACGACAATAAGAGGTTTTCTTAAGCCAATTGCCCAACCAATTTCAATAATTGTGCCATATGACGGTCTACGGTTATTTAGTTCTTTTGGCAAAAATGCTAATACTAAGTCACATGTTTCTGTGTCATACCAATTTTTAGCGGCAATTGCTCCGGGAGCATTAAATCTTGGGTCATTTCCAGGACCATATGTTTCTCCTTGCATTGGCTCACAACGCAACGGAGAAATTCCAATAATATTAGGATTTAGTTTTTCACTAACTTCATTTCGCCAGTCGTTCGCTTCGCCGTAAGTGCATTCCGCAATCGGGCCTGCGAGATAGATGTATTTTTTAGTCATAACACAATTTTATACTATGTTACTAAGAAAGTCAAGTATATTGTTCTAGTCTGCTAAACCTGCGGCCTTAAGGAATAACTCGTCGTTAAAACGTGGGTTGTCTTGTCTAAACAAGGTTACCAAACGATCAGCAAAGTCCATTCTTGCATTAAGGTCTGTAATTTCTTGCAACATACTTGCAAATAGTTCATAATGCTTGCGTGAAAATGCTTCGTCTAGTTGTTGATCAGAAGTTTCATCAACTTCTTCAACACTTTCTGATGTTGCTAACATAGCACGTTGAACGGCTGGGTGCTCTGATAAGCCTGGAGCAATACCTTCAATTGCTTCTATTGCGTCTGTTAAGTTGCCACCTTTATAACGTGGATCATTTAAAATACCAAAAGCCATTCTAATTTGTTTTTCTGTGAACTCGCCATCTTCTCTTTCATACTTGGATTTATGGAGTGTTCCATGGTCTGTGTCTTCTTCTTCACTGCTTACAAGTTTATATTCACTCGCTGGGCGATCATCAAAGTCATCAACACTTACCCATGCTTCTTCTAACTCGTCATCTTCTTCTAATGCTTCGAGTTCTTCTAGAGTAAGTTCTTCTTCAACCTCGTCCTCTGCAATAACATCTGCAGGCTTTGGTTGGTTAATTAAGTCTAGTGTTGTTAAAATGCTTCTCATATCCATAGTAATGTTTCCATCGTAAAGTTAATAAAGTACTATTGTATTTATGTAAATATTAATATGAACGATGATTTAAAAAAAGTCCGTAAAATGGATTTAGATGTACTAGACAAATTTCTACTAGAAAAAACAGATTATTCTAATGTAAAACCATTAAATTTAAAGTTTGATGTTATTTTTATGAGTTATTATGAAAAAGATGCTGATAAAAACTTTGAAACTTTAAAAAAACTAGTACCAAATGCAAAAAGAGTAAATGGCGTTACGGGCATACTCAATGCTTATAACGCATGTAGGGAATTGTCCGAAACAAAATTTTATTATATTGTCGAAGGAGACAATATTATATGTAATGATTTTGACTTTAAACTTCCTATTCAATGGTATAAAAACGTTTTGTACCATAATATTCGTGATCAAAAAGAAAATTCTATTCCGGTTGACATAGAAACAATTTATCCAAATTTATCAGTTATGTGGGATACAGTAAATCCTATTAACGGAGAAATTTTACCACACAGTCCAATAGGCTTTACATATAAATCTAATAAACCATATATATATTATCCAAAAGCTACCGCAGCTGATACATTTAAAGCGTCCGGAGTTCCTGTACGACGAATCGGAAGTATTGATGCATTTAATTCTTCTCCTTACGATGCATGGAAGGCAGGCTTTAGAATAGGAAATAGACTTACTTATCAAATACTAAATATGAAGACACCCAAGCACGATACACTTTACCAAGAAGAAAGATTGCACCATTGGGAAAGCGTAGGTTATGATCGTTATAACGGTAAATATTGCATAGAAGGTGTTAAGTTAGGAATGTCGTTAGCCTTGAAGGACGATAATTGGTGGCTAAAATATAGAGAGACGTCACAAAATTTTAATAATTTAAAAAATATTTTTAAAAAAGAGTATGGAACAGAGTATCACAATAACTGAATCAGCACTAGCACAACTACTAGTGATTGCAAACAAAAACGAAGTATCCGACGTTAGATACTTTTTAGATGGCGGCGGATGTTCCGGGTTGCTTGGTAAATGGGCAATTGGAACAGGTAAAGAGGAAAGCGATATTACTTTTGATCTAGGCGAAAGTAAAGAACTTCTAATAGATAGTTTAACAGCATCATATATGAAAGATGCTACTATAGATTATACTGGTGATTTTATGCCTGCTTTTAAAGTAACAATACCAGACACTAATTCATGCGGTTGTGGCGAATCTTTTCAGATGCCTAATAATTAGACTGTAAATCTTTCCGCACTTTTATTAATAATTAAATTATAAATTTCTTCCCAATTTTTTGCTAAGGGAATGTCACCTTCATAGTCCATATTATGCCCGTGTTCGAATATAACGCTGTTAAGTCCTAAACGTTTTCCTACTTCTGCATTTTTTACTTTATCTTCGATCCACCAGCATTGTGTATTTCTGTACGGCGATAGTGCTTCATCTTTGTCGGCACCAGTATCTAGACAAATAACTTTCTCAAATGCTGTTTCACCAAACAGTTTTGCCAAGTTTCTCTCACGTAGTTTACCTGCGTATGGATCTGTGCTTAGTGATGTAATAGCATGGAAAACATAACCGTGCTGTTCATGTAATTTCTTAACATAGTGAACAGAGTCACGCGAGGGCGGCAAAAATCCAATTGACGCACTTTCATTAAAACTTGATGTGAGTCGTTTGCCTTGTTCTGGTGTAATGCTAAAACGTTTAGCAATACCATATATTTGTTTGTGTTCTTTTATAGGAGTGTGTCCGTGTTTTTCCATCCATACGTGAAAAGCAAACTCCCAATCTAGTAAAACGCCATCTACGTCTGTTAGTATTATTTTGTCTTTTATCATGTCTTTGTATTGTTCATAAGTTTTTATATTATATGTGGATATTGTAGTCACTATTCACTAGAAGGCTTTGCTGTGGTTTTAAACCAGCCAGTCCCTTTAAGAACAAAGTTAGATTGTGATATTATTTTTTTAAGTGTTTCTTGAGAGCAATGTGGGCAAAACTTTAATGGCTCATCATTTATTTTTTGCATGACTTCTACCATCATTTCACATACTTCATTTGTGCATTTATATTCGTATATTGGCATATTTAAATATCCAAATCTTGATCATCCAATATTGATTCAATATGTGGTGATACTGTTTTATAATCAGCGATTTCCATTAAAAGCGCATCATCTTTAACCATATATATATAGGCTATACTATTTGGATTTCTCTTTCGCATAACTTTTTCAAGCCACACTATTTTATTTGATTCTGCAACCTTTCTTTCTTCGCCTTTTGAAATGATATGCCAAAGTCTTACTGGCTTCCAAGCAAACCAAATATGCCATTCTTGTAATCTTATACGCTTTTCATCCCTGGTTTCTTTTGTCCAATGCATTGTTGAGATTTCCTATGCAAACTGTTCTCCATATTCATCAATTGATTCAAAATCATGCTCATTTGCTAACATCGCATTTCCATATTCAATAACCATTAACTTACATGCTTTGCGTTTGTTTTCATTACGCAATGCATGGAATTGACCCAATGGAATATAAAAATGTTGATGAGCGTCTAAATCACGTGATTTAATATTTCCTAATGTTTCTTCCCATGCATAGTCTACTATACATTGACCACCCATAACAAACCAAAATTCACTTTTTCTCATATGGCGCCCAAAAGTCATTTGATGTTTGGGTTCCAAACTTACTTCTTTTACTCTACAATTACTATCTTGATATACAACATTATAATAACCATAATCCGTATAACACATACCAAATTTATAATTACGAATCAATTGACTAGATGAAGTCTTCTTTTCAAAACCACCAACGCCAAAAATAAACTCAACGTCTGCTATTGCTTGTTCAGGAACATTGGTGGTGTCTCTGTCACCCCCGTTGGCAAAAACAATTGTATCATTTGGATAATGTTCCTTTATTTTTTCTAATGCATGGATGGCAGTATTGTCTTTGTCATTAAATCCAACTACATCGTCTACTACTGAAAGACTATTAAGAATAAGTGCCCTCTCTTCAAAAAGCATAAATGATCTACCTTTTTTACGAGAAAGCCACTTGTCACTGTTTAAAGCCACGATAAGTTTGTCGCCAAGTTTTTTGGCCTCATTAAATAATGCAATGTGCCCTTTATGAATCGGATCAAATCCGCCTGAGACTACTACTATCGTCGCCATATTAATATTTATTCGTAATCTATTTTACTGTACTATAATTATATATTACATTACGGTCATTGTCAAGAAATAGCGTATTTGTTTAGATTGCGCTCGAATTCGCTCAAACGTTTATATATTGAACGCAATTCTGTAATTGTTGTCCAGTTATGCAAGAATAATGCAAACCCACCATGTACTTTCTGGAACGCATTTGACACTTGCACTACTACACCTAATAATACAGCACCAGTAAACAAACTTGGACCTACGATTAAGTAAGGCACAATAACCATTGCTTGATCATACATAATCATCCATGTGTCAAAATATCCATAGTGTAAGTACAAACGTTGATAGTTGAAACGTATGCCTGTGAATAAACTTGCTAATGTTTCTGGTTGTGCATAGTTTACTTTGTCATCTTCACCAAACACTAAATCCTTTCTAAATGCGGCTTCGACACGTTGATTGTTATATTCAAGTCCGGGCAGTTTAATACCTACAAACCATGAAATAACCAACCCGCCTATAGATACAAATAATGCTACCCATACAAGTGAGCCAGGAATGTCGCTAAAGAATGGAATAGTAACTGAAGAACTTAACCCCCACAGCACTGGAATAAACGCAACGAGTGTCATTAACGCCCGCACAACTTGCAATCCCAAACTTTCTACAATTCTAGCAAACCGATTGCAGTCCTCTTGAATACGCTGTGATGCACCTTCAATTTCTTCTTCAACATTGCGCCAACGCGGAATGTAGTCAAAGGTCATTGCCTCTCGCCAACGGAGTCCGTATATGCGTGTAAACCACCCAGTGAGCACCGCTAACAGCACATATGGAAATGCTAATACAGCAAATGAGGGATCACCATCACTAAAATATTGTAAGCCTAGTAATTTTTCATAAAATAAAGAAATGCCTTCACTGGCATTATTTTTATATTCACCAGACTTTTGTAGTAAGTCATAAAATCCACCATACCATGTGTTTATCGCTACTGTTAATTGAACTTGTAACCATAACGATATAACTAATAGAGAGCCACCGCCATAAGCCCATAGTGCCCATTTCTTAGTTTTATAAAATGCTTTTATCATTTATTTTTGTGCCGATAAATTAAAGTGTCCATTAATTGAACTATGATTGATAGATCATGATTAAAATCTTCATTATCAGTATCAATACCGCTTTCTGCTAAAACATCGAGTGTCTTAATTAACCAACGATCAGATACTGTTTTAGTAAATTCATCATCGAAAATTTTATGTAGGAAATTTCCGTCAATATTGGTTTCGTCTATTTTCTTTCCTTTAATATCAACGACGTTGTCATCACTCATCTGGCCAGTCCCTGTATAATGCGTGTTGGATATCATCTGCTACAAATTGATTGAACGACTTATGTTTTTCATCAACCTTGCCTTCCACTTCATCTAAAACATAGCGATCAGGCCTGGCAACGCGATGGAAAGCTGACTCCAATTGCGACATGTCTGTTGTTTCAATCATAATATGCCATTCTGGCAAATCTTGTATACTGCGAAATCCTAACTTACAACGTGTAATACGATATGATTCGATTTTATTTTCTTCTTTGAGTTGATTAAGGAAACTTTTAATATTGTCGACAAATTCTTCGTCGGTAATATCACCTTCAATATTTGCCCAGACGTGATAGATATCCATAATAATACTTATGCATAAAGAATTTATGTTTAATTTAAATTGAAATTGTTACATACATTATGTTCTTCACAATCTTTAATAGAATTTTTAGCAACGTCTATTGCTTTTTCTAGCATTGCGAACCAATGTTCAGCGTCGATATAACCAACCCATCTTACAATTTCTCGCTTTTTTTCTTCGTCCCATATAAAGAACGTAGGAGTGGCATAAAGTTTTTTTATTTTGCCGTCACGATAGTATTGAATATAATCTAAGTTTTCAATAATACCATGTGTAATGTTAATTTCTATCAAAGGAAGATACGAATCTAATTCTGGAGTATAGAGTGGCTGTACTTGTGCCTGCCATGCGCGACACGACGGACACCAATCTGCTTCTACAACAAATAGTTGTAAACTATACGCTGTTGTTGGTATTAATAATAACAAGAATAATAATAATTTTCTCATACTGTATTTATTATTTAATAAATATTGATTATGGACGATGGCATAATAGACTTTGACAAAATATTGAAGTTAAAGAAGAAAAAACAACAAGAAATTGAAGAACTTCGTACAAGAATTAAAGAATTAAACAACAACAAATTTTGGATTGAAAAGGAAATTCAAATAGCCGAGTTTCTCATTTTTTCTATAGAAAAAGAAATTGCGCCCGGGGCAGTTGTAGCTGCATTAATCGAAAATGAGTTGAGAGATCTTGATGAAGAATAATATAGCATTTGTACTAGGGAATGGCACAAGTAGACAAGCGATATCTTTAGACAGTTTAAAAGAAAATGGAATAGTCTATGGATGTAATGCATTGTATAGAGAGTTCACTCCACATCATCTTGTCGCCGTTAATCCTGAAATGATATTTGAAATTAATAAGGCAAAATATAAAGGAGCAACCTACTTTGAAAATCCACACGGCTGGAGTTCTGGACCTACAGCATTGTGGTTAGCAAGTAACATTGGACATACCACCATCTACATATTAGGATTTGACTTTACTGGTTTAAACGGAAAAATTAATAATATATATGCCGGCACACCAAACTATCTAGACACTGATTCTGAAGAAGTGTATTATGGTAACTGGTTAAAACATACTGCTGAAGTTATAGAAGAGTTCCCACAAATAGATTATATTAGAATTAAAAACAACAATTATAATCCTGAAAAATTATCTATACTTAGTAATTACAATGAAGAGGAAATAAGTATGTTTGCAAAAAGAATAAACTTAGCAAATGATATCGGCCAAATTCATCAGGTATTACGAACTAAAAAAGTTTTTAATTAGCGGGGTTTGAAAGGAAACGATCTTTTTCTAGGCCATACTTGTCTAATATATAGTAATATAAATCTACATATTTTTCATAATGCAGTATTTCGTAATCTCTGCCGCGCCCATCTTGCGATCGTTCTAGCCATGTTTCTGGATTTGCTGATCCTTTTGACCTGTTAATAGAAGAACATGCCGGAACATGATTTTCCGAATCATTAGCAAACTCTACCCAAAGTTCTTTTGGTAATCCTAACTCACATGCTTCTTTTAAACTTACAACATGGTCAATGTCAATACCGTCGCATAGTGGATGAACGCCTCGTTCATAGCCTGTATACCAACCATGTGTTGCATCACTTGAGTAGGATCGAAAGTTAAATTGTTCTCTAACGTTAGTACAACCTTCAACACACGCAACCGCATTAATGCTTGCGTATGTTAGTAAGCCTAATAACCCTAATACTAATATAACATTTTTAATAATATTTCTTGTTATCATGAATACATACTTCCATATAAATCTAAATAAGGTACTAACACATTTTTACACCAGTCACAATGACCTTCATAACTCGGATGCATCCCGTCTTCATAGAGGGTAATATTTTTATCTATAGACCATTGCAGTATGCTTTTTTCTAGAGGTATTACTTTAATATTAGAATATCTATGTAAAAAATCCAATGTTTGTGGGTACATCTCGTCTTTGTATTCTCCATACCAATCCCAACCAAAATATAATATTATTTCTTTGACCGTATTAGACCATAAGCCTATATTAACAAGCGTTTCTTGCAAATGATAAATTGTTCGGGTAAGGCAGCCAAATTTCATTTCATAATGAAATCTTTGATTGTTTGCTCTAATACTTATTGCTTTCCTGTTAAAAATACTCCATTCTTCTTCAGTATAACTTTTTAGTTTATTGTGATAGAACCACATCCAATCCCAGTCAGGTTTCTTCTCAACGTCGTCTTCCCCATATTTAAGACCATGAAACTCTACATCTTGATCGTCATTCAATAGATAAAAAAGTCTATCTGGCGCTGTTAACTGCCAAAGTAGTGTGGTATCTTTATTAATTAAATTTTTTGCATAAAGATTAGATAATCTATGGTGTTGTAAATAATTGTCTCCACCGCCTTGTGAAATATGTTTAATATCTAAACTATAGGTACCATTTAAATAGTGCACATAGCCGTGCTGTTGAGTTAAACTACATCCTGTTAAACTACATCCTAAAGCAACATATTTGTAAGGCGTTTCTTCTTTCGTTTCCATACACATATTTAGTGGGGGCGACTTTGTTAAGAAGGTGTCGCCCCCGAAACCCCCTACGCGACCGCTAATTAGGCGGCTAATGCGTAATCGTAATAATCGTCATTTGCAATTATATAGTTTGCTGTTTTTTAATATGGAACTGCTCCCATATGTCGTCCATTTATCCTCTTCACCCTGTCGAAACTGTGTCACCCCCGTAAAAAATTTGGTGGAGGTGCCGGGCACTGCCCCCGGGTCCAGAATGCGTACTTTCAACTTCATACGACAATCAAAATTATTTATATAGGTGTAGAAGAATAAAGGAATACCTGAGCATTCCTTTATTTAATTTTCTTTTCTTCAAACCAGACGTGTTTTCTTAAAACTGGATCGTATTTCTTTTTACGTAGTTTTTCAGGATTGCGTCCGTTTTTAGTAGTAGTATAATAGTAGCCAGTGCCTTCTGTTGACACTAGTTTAACTATTCTAATTGATTTACTAGTAGGATAAGACATTAGTATTGATTTTTTGTTGTGTTGTCGGCAAACGCATGATTGTCAATAACATGTTCTTTTGCTTTTTCATTTGTCATTTCATCAGATGTTTCCGGAATAAAAGGAACATCAAGATTTGTGTAAGTGTTATACCAACGTGATGATGGGCCCCATGTTGCGGGCCCGCAATCGAAATATGGTGTTTCAGTGTACCTATGTGTTTCTTTGAGTATTTGTTTTGAATTTGATTCTTGCAGATCTTTACAAAATGCGTAAAAAGTTTCTGCTTTTTCAACATCGCCTTCTGCAAGTTTGAGACACTCTAATTTTAAAGTTGAGTCATCCATAATCAAATCCTATATTAGTCTTGCCAAATTCTCCATGCACCGTAAATAATAGCGGCCCATGCAATCCAAGTAACTAGTGGTGAAAATAATAGTGCAAGAACACCAACACCTACTAGTACTGTGCCATCCCAAGTTGATCTTTCTGACCATTTTGCTTTGGCCCAATCAATTAAATTAAACATAATAAGCTCCTTTAAAATATAAGTTATTTATCCGCTTCTACTTTAACTTGTAGCGGATAATTATTATTTCGTGCCAAAAGTGTCACTTCAATACCGTGTTGTTCAGCAATTTCATATGGCAAAATAGCAACAATAGCAGAACCTTCTGCATCTACTTTATATGTTAGTTCTTGTGCTTCTTCTAATGTGTGGCTAAACACAGTCATAAGAACATTAACAACAAAGTCCATTGGTGTTACATCATCATTGATGAATATAACTTTATACAATGATGGCTCTTTTAAATCTAATTGCTTTTTAATCTTGGTTGCAGTATCAGACATTAATTATCCTTTTCGTAATCTTTCTTAATATTTTTATCTACAAAGTCTTTTAGTCTATATATTTTATATCTTGCGCCTTCTCGAGTTTGTCCACTTTGCCCTCGCTCCAGCATACCCTCTAAAAATTCAATAACTAGTGGGTTTCCTTTTTTCTTTGCTTCTCTTCCACGTTTAAGTTCTTCTTGCATTTCTCGTGAGAAAGGTATTTTATATAAACGAGTATTTCTCTCTCCTAAATGTTGCACCCATATTTCTATTACATGCCCTTGTCGTTGTCCATCAAGTAGCACAACTTTTCCTGAAGGGTATGTAGGAAGTGCATATCCTAGAAAATTATTTAACTTCACTATTGTACTATAGAATAAGAAAAAAATCAATGGAATTGTTAAAAACTTTATATAAAACTTAGCTGGTGTTTTTAGTAATGCGTATAATACTAATATTGCTAATACTAGCATGGCACCCAATTGTAAACCAAACTCGTATATAATATTATACCAGTCTGATAAAACGATTTCATCCGTAGTATAATCAGTAAAATCTATTATTTCTTTCTCTGACATAACTAATTAGTTCCCTCTTGTTGCCATTTTCTCAATTGAGTTGTCATTCCATCCCATAGACTAGGATCATATGTATCACCAATTGCCATAGGATGATTGCCATTATCGTCTTCAAAGTGTGTTAACCCATCTGTATATACAAATGGTGTCGGATGATTATTAACGTATTCTATAGAATATGTATAACTTTGGGTACCGTCTGGGGTTGCGATTCCATTCTCTCTTTGTACAACTGTAAAGTTAAATGCAGTAACTTCTTCGCCAGTTTCTGTCATTTCAAATTTGGCAGTAGTAATTTCTTTAAACGGATTTACTCTTACTAATTCAACTGTTACAGGTATTGGATATTTGGGAGGATTTGGAGATATGTCCTCAGGATTATCTGCTCCCGTGTATCCGGAAAGTCTTGACCGATGTGCATAATAGTGTACATTAACTGTCCATTCACCTGGAATCCAGCCACGTATAGTAGCAACTTCAACATTTTCATCTACTGCTACTATAGTGCCGTCTGCTAACATAAGTGTATCGTTTGCCGCGCCCAAATCATCTCTATCTAAATGCATTAAGCCTGATGTGCGCGATTTAAAACTAACAACATTACCTTCAGGATCTTTTACCCACAAGTCAATATCACTGTAATTGCCAACTTCCCAAGTCAATGTAATAATTAGTTCAGACTTAGGGTCTATTTTTTTATTCGTAGGTATAGGAGGTTGTATTAGCAAAAAAGAGATAACAAACAGAAATACGAAACCTACTAATGTATTAAAAAGTAGATCAGTAAATCCTAGTCCTGAAAATTTTGATCGCTCACGCTTTCCTGTGGTCATATTCTAAGTTTATCAATTGAAGTTTTGAAAGTAACGAACACGTTAAACCCACCAATGTAGTAGTTAATGCTGTACTCATACCAGCAGCCATGTCGCGAATGACTTCTTTTGCCTGTCCGATGTTTGATAAATCTAGATCGTTAAACGAGCCACCAAGCATTATAATAAATCCAGTTACTGTTCCAATTAGTCCTAGTGATACCATCGACTCGGCGAAGAACCAAGATACTTCTATAGATCTAAAGTTTAATGGTTTGCGTTTAGAAACTTTGTATGTTTGTAACCCTATATTGGCTGTTACGCCTGTAAACAATGCTATAATAAAGAAACTAATTTTTGTTTGGTCTAAATACCAAAGAGTACGCCACATATCAAAATAATATAATACTGCGGCACTACATGCTATTACGCAGGTCAATAACCACCACTTTAAGAAACTATTAGACTTCATTAATATATTTATGTAAAAGAATATTATTATAAATATTTGTACCATGCACGACAAAAAGTTCTTTTGTATAGAGCCTTTCGTAAGTCTTTCTATAGTTAAAGAAGATCATATTTTTCCTTGTTGTCTTAATGAAGGGCAAAAAAGCACTCAAAAAGATGACCTATGGAACGATCCTTATCTTGAAAATATACGAAAACAAATTCTAAACAACGAAGTTCCTGAAGAATGTCGCGCCTGTGTTGAACAAGAAAAGTTTGGTCGATATAGCAGACGATTACATTCTAATGATGTTTGGTTAGAACAACACGGCAATTTTGAAGATGCTCTTGAAAATGATGCTCCGTATAAGTTAGATTTTTGGACTGGAAACTTGTGTAATTTGGCTTGTAGTACTTGTACATATACAAATAGTTCATCATGGTTTACACTTCTTAAAAAAGCAGATAAAGCAGGAAAAACTGATTTACGTTATAAAGGAAACTATGTAAGTAATTTAGATTACTCTTATGAATTTAAAAAAGAAGATATTCCGAATATTGACTTTAAAAATATGGAAAATATACACTTCAACGGCGGTGAACCCTTGCTAACAGATTCACACTTTAAAATTTTAAATTTAATTCCGCCAGAACAAAGAAAGGATGTTTATGTCATTTATAACACAAACGGTACCGTCAGAATAGATTTAGAAGATGAAAAATGGAGTATTTTCAAAGAATACAAAAGTGTCGATATGTGTTTTAGTATAGATGGCATTGAAGAAACATTTAATTATGTTAGATGGCCTGCTAAATGGGAAGAAGTACAAAGCAACATTGATCTATGGGCTGAATATTGTTATGGAAAATATGATGACTGCCACTTTGAAATGAGTGTAAACATGGTAAAAACTCCGCACAATTATACAACGTTTGATAATGCCGTTAAATATGTCACTGATCGTTGGTTTACCAAACTTATTGCGATTCGAAACGCAAGCATTGATGAATATGTGTTTACTACTAATGATCATTCTTTTATGGATTGGTCAGACGCACAATTTGAAGAATACACAAAGACAGAAGAATTTTTCTTGCAAACAAAAAATTTAGAAACACTACGAAATCTTTGATAAATATTATTGACATATTAAAGCAAAGATGCTATAATATGTAATATAAGTGCTCAATTGGGAGGCTTATAACTTTACTCGCTTAATATAAGGAGGAACTTAAAATGACAGAGTATAGAATCACATCTGGGAATCTAATCCCAACACTTAACCGACACATGGTAGGCTTCGATCGTCTCTTTGGCGATATGGACAGATTGTTTACAAGGGGCCAAGCACCATCTTACCCACCTTACAACATCGAAAAACTTAGCGATACAGAATATGTTATCACTATCGCTGTCGCTGGTTTTGATCAAGGTGATCTTTCAGTAACCGTTGACAACGGCGTTCTTAATGTCTCAGGACACAAAGAAGATTCAGATAAGCAAACATGGTTACACAAGGGCATCGCTACACGCGACTTCCAACGCTCTTGGAACCTTGCTGAATTTGTTAAGGTTGTCTCAGCAGAGTGTAAAAACGGTATGCTTGAAGTTCGTTTGGTTCAAGAAGTTCCTGAAACCGCTAAACCCAAGGAAATTGAGATTAAATTTTAATCTTTTTAGGGAGGAGATGGAAGTGGGGGCAGTTTGCCCCCATTTTCATAGCAAATTTTGTATCTTAGTCGTTAGTATAATCTATTTTTACTAGGTATTCTTTCTGCTTGCTCTTTAAGATGCCGCTTGCGGGCAACGTCTCTTGCTCTTTTTCTTTTAATACTTGGCTTTTCATAATGTTCGCGGGCTTTTAGTTCTTGCAATTTGCCGTCGTTGTCTATTTTCTTCTTAAGTTTACGTATTGCCTTTTCAACATTTCCGTCATTAACCCAAACTCTGAGTCCTGTAATTTTTACTGGAGCCCGTTTATCTTTTTGTTTGAATGGCGCTCTTCTATTATTATTCCATTTTGTATTTCTATTATTCCAAGTTTGTGCCATCATTCCTCCAAGTATTGTAGTGGCTCTATAATATTTTTTATTCTGTTTTTATTTAATAAACTATATGATTCTGCGATACTATCATCGCAAAAGTAATAGCAGTTATTTTTATTTAACATCCATCCAAACACGTGAGCAATAATATGATTGTATCGTAAATCAATTATTATGATATCTGATTGTTGCGTAGTATTAAGCAACCAATCTATATTGTCATTCATAACCGGATCATAGATACATAAACTAACATCTAAATCTACATGTTTTAGTGTATTTAAAATTTCTCTTTGATCTTCTAAACCACATGCCGCAATTAATATGTTTAATGCTGATCCGTAATATTTGTCAGGTGGAGTTATAAGTGTAATTGTGTTATTCGCCGAGGACATCTTTACGTTTTAAGGTTGTTTGTAAGTATTCTTGTTCTTCTTCTGTAAACTCTGTAACACTTACACCATTATTTACACGTGACATTAAGTCGTCGATCTGTTTTTGACTTAATTTCTTTTGTTTGTCAGACTTGTTTAATTCTTTCTTAAGTTTTTCTATTTCTTTTTCTAACTTTTTAACTTTTTTAGTATCTTCTTTATGTACCACAAATGGTTTGCCTTCTAACTGTTCCTTTTCTACTACTTTCTTTTCTACAATTTTCTCTACAATAACTTCAACAGGAACTTCTTTAATCACTTCCTTTTCAACTATTACCTCTACTGGCACTTCCTTCTCAACCAGTTTCTCAACCTCTACTATCTTTTCAACTTCAACAGGAACTTCCTTTTCTACTATCTTCTCAACCTCTACTATCTTTTCTACAACCTTCTCTACTTCAACAGGAACTTCCTTCTCAACTAGTTTCTCAACTTCTACAATTTTCTCTACAACTTTCTCTACTTCGACAGGAACTTCCTTTTCTACTATCTTCTCAACCTCTACTATTTTCTCTACGACTTTTAGCTGATCAGTCTTTTTTTTACTAGCAGGTGGTTCTGTAGGTGGTGTTGGTTTTCGTGGTTTATCTGTGCGGAATCTTATTAGTGTCATATTACCAGCAATAACTAACAATACTGCTAATGGATCAAATACAAATATAATAACAATAATAACCCATCTTACAGCATCTTCCAGTAAGTCAGTCGTAATATCATTGCCATATATTAAACCAGCAATGTACTTAATTGGGCCCACTTCTGCTTCTAATTCTCTTACTTGGCTTGCTAACACAAAACGTTCTTCATTTAATGTGTCTATTTGTGTATAATAGTTTTCAATTTCTATCTCTAACTCTTTTACTTTGCCTTCTACTTCGTCTGCTTTAACGCCCATTTGCTCTTGTAATGATTTAATTTCATTATTAGCGGCGGTAATTTCTGCTTGTGTTTGCTGTCTTAACTCATCAATCTTTTGCTGATGTGGTTTAACTTTATTAGTGTAGTCTGCTCTTAATGCTGTTATTTGTTTTTGAACATCATCTGATACATCAATCTCTTTTTGTCGCAGTTCATTAATTTCGTTTTCAATTTCTCTAATTTGTGCGGCAAGTTCATCTCTGCGTGGTTGCTGTTCTTTTCTTAATTCTCTACCTTTTTCAACCCAATCTGTAATATTACCCCACGCACTTTTTTCTACACCTTTGTCTGTATATGCTTTAACATCAGTGTCTAATTGTGCTATTGTTTGATTAACACGCTCGATGGCTTGTTGTTTTACTACAACATCTTCTTGAACACGAGATTGTGCTACTTTAATGCGTTCTTCTTCTACGTCAATATTGTTTTCTAACTGCTCACGTAATGACTGTATCTGTGCTTCTTCTTGTGCTATTAAACTGCTGACTCTATTCCAAGCACCATCACGTATTTGCTCTTGCTGTTCTATTGCTCTTGCTATATTTGTATTGTGTTGTCCTGTATCATTACTTTCTAATCTAGTAATTTTTTCTTTAGTAACATTTACTCTGCCATTATAGCGAGCAATTTTTTCATCAATACGTTCTACTTGTGCTTGTGCTTGTCCTGCGCCAGTAGTTTGTTCTACGTGGGCCTTGGATAAAAAGCCAAAGATACCCATAGAGGTAATAAACATTAGCACAACAACCGCAAGAGTAAGATAATACTTTAAAAATTTAGGTATGTTGAACCAAAACTGGTAGAGCCACGAGGCAGTTACTAACTTACCTACTTCAAGAACCGCCCCCATAATAGCAATGGGTACAGCCGCGGCGGCAAATATAGCCATTAATCCTATAATGCTATAATATGCGGCAACGGCACTGATAGACAGCGCCGTCAATAGTACAAATAATGCAAAACCCATTGTACTAGTATTTATTGTTATATATAAACTTTATAACCACTAATTTTGCTGTAAATATGGGTAACCACACCGAGTGTGGTTATATTATGGAGGTATTATAATGATAAAGGCTCTTTTAAGCGCAGCTTTATTACTAGGTCTTTCTGGAATCGCATCTGCAGAAGGTCGTGATGTAGCTTGGGAGAATTTCCAAGGAACAGTCGGCACTCCTGGCCCTTGCGAAGTTCTAGTAAATGATAAAGGTAAACCATATGTTTGTTGGACTATCTTTCCAGGACCTGGTGCAGAAGGCTCCGGAGAAGATTACCGCAAGTAAACATTAATTTATTTCTATTATAGGAGAAGGGCGTACGGAATGGTTTTGCTATTAGCAGGATTACCGGCGCCCTTTTTCACTCCATTAATTATTATACATTTCCATAGCACGAATAAAACGTGTCATACCAATGCCACCGCCTACTCTTGGAAAGAAGTCCATTGCTAAAAAGTCTTCCAACTCTTTTTCAACTCTTTCTCTACCAAACGTATCAAATAGTATATTAGCATAACCGCCGTCACTAATAGTATGGAACATATGTTTCATTTGTTCTTTATCTGTAGCACGTTCTGCTGATCCAATTGTTTCTTGTCCAGCAATAATAACATCAATCTTTGCCGCAGTTTCGCCATCGTCGTTTTGTTTCATGTTCCAAAATGGACTTGTGTAGTTTGGAAAGTTTTTAATCATTGCTACACGGCCATTAAAGTTTTGGCACATTTTTTCTTCATGCTCGTGTTCTAATTCTTTAACGCCGTAAATATCACACCATTCTAAATAATCTTTAGCAACAATGTTTTCGCCATCGGACCATGTTAAGTAGTCCATAAGTTCGCGTTCCATCTTCTCTAAATCTAAAATAGTTCCTGGAAACTCAAACTCAAACATTGGAAATATTAGTTCATGTCTACCAGCTACCGGATTTGGCTCTTGCCTATAGGAGGTGGAAATACAAAAAAACCCCGGAACGTCGGGGCGTGTTAGTAATTCATGTTCGAGCCACATTTGGCCCGTTTGTGGCAGGGGCCATAGTTGCCCTGCGTAATTATAGGTCGCTATTGTTGTTGGATCTTCGCATGCCGCTAGTATGCTTAATCTATTTTGTGTGTGTACTTCTAAGAATCCTTTAGCCATAAAAAAAGACCTTAATAGGTCTGCGGCTTGTGTAAAGTGTTGTGGATTGATAAGTTGTGTCATTGTTTTCTCCATTCAAAATTTTTTTAGGCCTGTTGCCTAAACTGTTTCTATTTATATAAATAGTATAAAATAGATACTATATATGGAGTAATAATATGGCAGCAAACGGAATTTCAACACTAGGAACAAGACAAGCAAGGCAAGATGCAAAACTTAATATTGCTGAAGCCAAGCGACAAGGTAAGGTTGTGGCAACTGATGGCACAATCACTGGCGCGGCTGATCCATCTAAACCATATTATAGAACTTTAAATACATTAGACAAGAATTTACTTCCTAATCCATATAACGGAAACAATGTCGCTCCGGATGATGGAGCAAGTGCGCCTTTAACTTCTGGTAGGCCCTGGACTTAATACTTGTCTCGGAAGTCTGAAGGATTATTTTTATCATAGTCATATGCGCGACTATGCTTTTCTAATTTACCAACAGTTTTACTAGCATAATCCTTGGCAATGCCAAGTTCTTTAACTCTATCTGCCACTGCTCTAGCAACGGCTACTTGGTCCGCTGTTGGTGGATTTGCTTTGGAGGATGATAAGAAGCCTGACAGTAGATTAGCAACATCATCATCAAATTGCCCTACTACGTCTCTTAAAATATGAAGTAATAACGCAGTAGCGCCGGCTTCTTTTGAAATTAATGCAGGACTTTTGCCTGGTTTTAGGTTTGTTGTTTTAATTCGACTAATCATATCACTAACATCACGGCCTGCTTTGGTCTGTTGTGTTTCATAATCAGGAATAGACATACCAGTTTGTTTAATAAATTTATCATTTACTTCAGTGGCTTGGTTGTTTAACTCTTCGGCGTCTGCTACCTTGCCTTTTTCTTCAAGTTCGCCAGCTTTATCAATTAATTTATTAAATAATTTAACTTGTCGCTTAAGAATTGCCTGTTTTGCTTTTTCGGCTGCTTTGCTTTCTTGTAGTATGTCTGTAATTTTCATTTTACTTTCTAGCGTTTAACATCTCATCACTCATATCACCTATTGTACCACTAGGCTTTTTCGTTTTCTTTGCAACAGATTTTGGTTGTCTTTGGTTAAACTTATCTTGGGCAGCTTTGCTTGTTGCAGTACCTGCTACGCTTGAAGTTGAAGCACGTGGTAGTACGCTTCTTGCTCTTTTTGGTGTGCTTGTTGCAGTACCTGCTACGCTTGAAGTTGAAGCACGTGGTAGTACGCTTCTTGCTCTTTTTGGTGTGCTTGTTTTTGCTTTTGCACTACCAAATTCGCCGGCGGCGTCAGCAGTTTGTCCTACTTTAACATTTTTGTTAACTATAGCTGATTTCTTTGCTTTTGCTACTGGTGTACCAGCAAACTCACCTGCATCCATTGGTGTTGGTGTTTTATCAGCGCCCGTTCCGCCAAATGCGTCTAAGCCAACATTTCTTTCTCTTTGGGCGGCAACATTTGTATCTCTTGCTAGTGAGCCTGCGGCAATTTTACCAATTGTGCCTCCTACTTTTTCATCTTGTCCTTTATTTAATTCTGCTTTATTTTTCTGAACATATTGCTTCACTTTAGCAGTTGCGTCTGATGTGTTTTTTTTGCCAAATACGAATTCATCAATTCTCATAATAATTATTCCTTATTTTCTATCGTCGTCACTTCGAAAAGCGTTTTGAGATGTTGAAGTATTTGGATTTTTCCAGGATTTCTTACGTTTACCATCTCTTACAACAACATCTGAACCTGCTTTACGTGTATCAGGTGATGGTTCAAACAAGTTTCTAAGATCACCGTGTGGGTATTTTAGACGTCTACCATCAGGTGCCTTATAAGGATATTGTTTATCTAAAGCCATATCTCGCGCCGTTCTCTTAGAACCTTGGGACGTTTTATATTCGCTGTCTTTCATACCGGCATTAGCCTTGATACGAGCAATAGTATCGTCCAATACACTTGGATCTCCCGCATAGGCTTCTTGATCGCCGGATCCTGCGTCTTGTACCGCACTTGGATCTCCCGCATAGGCTTCTTGATCTGTTTTTGCTACTGCTGTTCCAGGTGGCGGAGTATTTGGTAATTTGACCGCTACTGCTGTTCCAGGTGGTGGAGTATTTGGTCCTTTGGCCGCTACTGCTGTTCCAGGTGGTGGAGTATTTGGTAGTGGTGCTTTCTTTGTTTTTGCTCCTGGTGTACCAGCAAACTCACCTGCATCCATTGGTGTTGATGCTTGATCTGTTTTTGCTACAGCACTTGTAGTTGGGTCGCCTTCGCGAGCTCTTCTTGCTCTGTGCCCGTGCCTGATTTTGTCTGCTATTGGGTCTGTAGTAAACTTCTTTTTAAGCCAGCCCAATAGACCTCCAGACTGCGTTTCGTCCGAGGAACCACTTTTTTGCGGCCATCTTTCCATAATGAGTTCATCATTCTCTTTAATAATATCTAAAATTTTCATAATTATGAAATCCTGTAAATAATGTTTTATATATTTATACGTTAGAGTATTATTTTACATATTCTTTTTTATTATTCAGGTGGTGAAGGGAAAGTAATTAGGATGTATGCGGTGATATTTTATTAGTCGACGGCACACCTACAGCATTTTGTAATGCTTCTTCAAACTGGCCTGAATCTGCCAAAGCCTTAGCAGAGCCTTGCAATACTCCATTCAACGCAGCTTTTATTTTAGGATCTTGGAATTTTTGCGGAAGCGACTCGACAAAACTAGTCATTGATTGAATATTTTCTACTACTTTTGGTCCTTCAGACAACGGCAGACTCAATTTTTCCCAGTTTGCAGTTTCTTTTTCCATTATGCCCTGTAATTTTGCCGCGGCGCTTGCTACACCACTTGATGATACAGATTCAATAGCATCTGGAAGTAACATGTTCAGTGTAGCATTTAATGACATCTGATTTGCCGCTGTGTTAGCAATCGTTACACCGGCCGCACCAGGCCCTTCTAAATCCTCTGCGCTGTCGTCTGCAGATGACGTTACTTCAGACCAATCTCCAGTCAGTGCTTGCCCAACGTAATCAATTGGTGATCCTGCTCCCAAACCAGTTAACGCATTTTGATATTCTTGCAATGCTTGTTCAAAAGGACTCAACGTAGTAGTGCCGTCTGCGTTAACAGTTGATCCCATAACTGTTCCCATTACGTCATCAAATTTCATTTCACCATTTGTACCTGAACCACCGCCAAATTGGCTTGCTAATTCAGTCGCCGAATCACTTGAAACTTTACTAGTTCCACTCGGAAATCCTGTATTTGCTGGTATATTATCAAATCCTGAAACCACATCTCCTAGATCGGCTATGACTCCGTTAGATAATGCACCAAAATCTCCAGCAAAATCGCTAACATAATTGCTGAATTCCGAGGTACCAATAGCACCACCTGATGCTTTTTTAAAATCCAAAAACTGCGAGCCATCAGTAATGCCTGACGCTTTAGTTGTTCCTAAAACTGCTTTCATTTCTGATATGCCTGTCGGTGTGTTAACTTTTTGTAATATACTTGTTGCTTGGCTGTCTGTTAAAGTATCTAAATCAATACCGCTATCACGAACAGCATTTGAAACTACAGGAGATACCAATGCTGATTCTAACAAAGATGCAGAACTTTGATCTAGTGGTAATCCAGCCAATGTGCCAAGTTGTGATGCGGCATTTGCAAATCCAGCGCCTGCTGTTCCAGAACCAGAAGCCATTTGAGCAAATTGCCCTGCTACTTTACCAAGTTCTGAAGAAACTGTTTCTTTTGCACCTTGCACAGCGTTATGCATTACATCTGCAGATTGTGCTACAGCAGATTCTATCTGTGCAAAATTTTCTGTAAATTTTGATAAATCATCTGGTATAAGTTTTTTTACATGATTTTCAACAGATTCTATTAATGTAGAACTACCTAACGATGCCTGCATATTATCGGGAACCATTCCACAATCTGCTCCTAATTGATGAATTGCGTTAGCGTGTGTTTGAGCACAACCAAACATTCCTGCTTCTTGCCCAGTTGCTTCAACGTTAGCCAAATTCCCTATCATTGTAGTAGTAACGGCTATTTTTGATTTAATACCATCAATAAGTGCCTGTGTAGACGCTGGCATTTGTATTGCTCTGTTAGGATCGCCGATCGGCTTCAACATTTCCTTTAAGGCTTCTGTTCCTAAACAATTGTCGCCAGTCTGACATCCGCCGGCATCTGCCGCCGCCTTTTCTTTTTCTCTTTGTTGATTAAAGTCCGGTAGTAAAAAAGACATATTATGAACCTACTATAACATCAGGACTACCTACTGCCCTAGGGTGTCCGCATGTATCTATATCAACATCAGTTCTTAATGCTGGTTTACCTTCAATAATAACTGATTCACATGTAGAAACGGTTAACGCACTACAATGCGATCCTGGATTCGGGCACGGAGCGTGGGGCGTCACTGACATGTCAGGAACACCTGCTTTCCTTCCGTTTATAAGAACAGACTTTGCACCACCAGTCGCAATGCCACCGGCCGTGTTAGGATCTTTTTCTCTTTGTGCTTTCCAACCTGACATATAGTTATTTATAACGTATTATAATAACTATTTATTATCCCACACTAATGCCAGTTGTTCCTTGGATATATTGATCTGCCATTGGCTTTACTGTTTTGCCGATAACCATACAATGGGATTTGTCTAGTGTGACAGTAGAATCTAACTCCATAGTAAACATAAACTGAGAAATTCCGACCCCTTGCGGGCCCATTTGTAGAGACATAGGTTTTTCTATTGTGATATGAGTTTCAGTTTCGTCACTAAATCTACCAATAACTTCTTCACCAGATGTTAATTTAATTGAGATAACATCATTCTTTTTATAATTGACTTCTAATAACATTTGTACTTTCCTTGAATATTTTTATTGCACTAGTGCATATTAATAAAGCAATACCTCCGCCTATAACGATATCTGGAATATTGCTTTGTGTAAACATTACCAATAATCCTGCTATAATAATACCAACACTTGATAATGCATCATTTCTACAACATATATAAGCACTCTTAAGATTAATATCTTTGTTTCTATAATATAACAATATTACTGCTGATATAATATTTCCTATTAATACAAAAATACCTACATAAGTTATAGGGTGTGGATCAGGAACATATCCCGTCATAATGTTATTAAGGACATATACTAATGCCATAATACCAAACGCAAACATTATTATTGATTTGACTAACGCTAGTTTGGCTTTTGTTTTTACTGCTGATCCTATAACAACTATACTACTTCCTAATATAAGTGCATCGCCTATATTATGAGCACTATCACTTAATAAACTTACTGAATGAGACAATATACCATAATATAACTCTAATCCAAACATAAGTGCATTGATTAAAAAGCATATGATTAGTGCGTTGCGTTCACAGGCTTGGCATTGATCGACTGGCCGGCACGTATCATCGAGACATAAACGAAACATTATGCAACAAGATCATCAATGGGGTGTGCAATTAATCCGTGAAATCCGCCTTTAATTAATGTATCGTCTTTATAAATCTGAGGAACAGTTCTAAAACCCTGGCCCAGGATCCATTGCTTTGCTTCTTCGTTTGTATCTAAACTAACTTCTTTATATTCAATATTGTTTTCTTCTAAATACTTCTTTGCACTAACACAAAAACCACACGTATCTTTACTATATACAGTAATCATTTATTTAAATACTCCTTTAAAATTATTGGTTCTTCTCTATTTGGAAAGTAATCTTGTTTCTCTCCTTCTCTATATAAATCTAACGTTAAGCAATGCAAGCCGCCATCCCAGAAATAACAATGTCTCCATGGTACATGTACGGGTTCCATTTTATGCTTTTTTAAAAAATCTAATAGATTTTTATTTGTCATACTACTAACACACACATGGCGCTCATCTAATACTAAAACGTTAACGTCAAATACACTTTCCTCAACATACCCTACCCATTCATCTAACCAGGTATTAACATAATTTGCAAATTCTGGATTTGAAACCGCTTCAGGATGCCACCATTTACCGTTTGTTTTCTGTTTCCAATTAAAAAAATCTCGAATTTTTTCCCAAGATTCATTTTCTATATAACATACATCCCAATTTGGAAAGGTTTCATTATAGTCTTGAAAATCAAATACGCTTATAATAGCACCAGGCTTTATTGGATGAAAACATCCATCACTGTGAGAATATGGATTATCTAATACATTTATTCGAGTATCTGCAAACATTCTTTTTAAGCCTGCCCAGGGCATACAGCATGTATAATTTATATAAGCATCTTTTCCTAGTAAAAAGACATTTGCACTTGTAGGAGGGTGTTTTTCTATGGAAAAATTTTCTATTTTTAAATAATCATCCGACTCATTTTGAAAATCAAACATATTATGCAATTTATATCCGTTTGACTTGAGTCCATTTGTTATATTTAGATTATCAGCATAATTAGTCCATAGTTTATTTCCTATTACTATTTGATTATCTCTTGGTTGTAATGCATTTCTAGGGATTTTTACTTCACCTACTTCATTAATATAATTTTCAATTCTATCGGATTTATCAGATGTAGGACGAATAACTTCGCATCCAAAATCTTTTAAAATTTTTTCATAATTTGATAAGTCTTCGAGTGTTTCTTCTGCAATTCTTTGCAAAGGGTTTCTAACTTTTGCATCTTTGATATTTTCAAAGAAGTCCGGCCCCCACACGGTGCCAAGCATTACTTTTTTAAGCGGATCCCATTTATTCCAGATGTTACACTCTTTCATTAATAAGGCGCCTTTAGATTCCACATCCACCCGCCACACATGCTAGTTCTTGTGAACTGGTGGTCATATCTTGTTCTTCATATTCACTTAGCAATCCCCAATCAACATCTTTGGGCATTTTGGCTAATAACTCTTTATACTCTTCTTCTGAGCAATCTTGATATGGTGCTTGTCTGTAAGTATGATCGTTAAATGGCAAGAATGAAACTCCTGACATCATATCAAAGTTGTTATATACCCATGCACCTACTTCCATCCATTCTGTTTCTTTTACACTAATGGTTACTGATGGTTTGTGTTCGCACCAGTGTTCTTGATATACTTTCCATAACTCTAGTTGCTCAATAGCGGTCATGTCTTTACGGTATACACCGTTTTTAGGACCTTTAACTGGGAATGAGAAAACATAAGTATGGTTTGGTTTTGTCACATCATCTTCACAAGGAAACCCTGCTTCCTTCATCATCTTAGCAAGTGGATCCTTCTTATCAGCACGAATAGTTCTAATATAATAAGGATTGTGTCTTGCGTGAATGCCACTTGCACTATCAACTAGTTGACTAACCGTGCCACTTGGTTTTACACAAGTAATAGCGGCTGATTGAGCAATACCTAACTTTGAAGCAATTTCTTTGTTTGTTGCAACTGCTACTTGTTTAAGTTCTGATAATAATTCCTCAATACCTTTCTTCTTGCCATTCGTAAAAGCATTATCCATAATGCCCGTCAATGAAACGCCTAATAGTCTTTCTTCTTGGCAGTTATTTTCCCAACGCTTGTTAAGGTATTTAAAGTTAGTAAGTGTTGATTGGAATGTGCCTAAAATTGTAGCATTGATAACTTTGTTCTTTAAAGATTCGAGTGTGTCTTCTGGACGAACAACAACTTCAGATAAATTACAAAATTCTTCAGATCTTAAAATAATTTCACTGCAAGGATTGGTGCCAAAGTTATGCTCTGGATCTCTACGTCCACTTGAAGCGGCAACCTTTTGTGCGGCTTCTCTATTAAAGATACCACGCTCGCCTGATTTGGAATCATATAATGCTTTCCACTCTTCCATAAAAATACCTACATCTGGTCTTTCTGTATAACAAGCGGAATTGTTTGCTAACGCACGTTGAGTATTGTTTTCCCACCATTGACCTGCTTTAGCATGTCTCATTCTGTCATCACTTAGGTTGGATAATGAGATAAGTGCTGAGCGGCGAACGCCACCAACTACAACAATTTCAGCAATCTTACATGTAATGTCGTGACACTCAAGTGATGTTAGTTTACGGCCCGCGGCGTTTTTAAATATATCTATACAAAATCTAAACAAATCTTCCAATGGCTCTGGGCCAGAAGCACGACCGCCAAATGTTTTTAATGGTGCGCCTGCTGGGCGAACTCTTGACAAATCCCACTGAGGAATTTGTCCACCATATAGCAAATGGATAAGTTCTTTAAGTGCCTTTGCCCATCCAAGTTTAGAGTCACTTACCACGATTGTAGTTTCAGTATCATGAAAATCATCTGCAACTCTAGGCATCTCGTTAACCATTTGTCTTTCAACACTAAACCCAACGCCTGTTCCATTCATTAAAATATATAAAATCTCATCAAATGCTCTTGGTGTTTCGATAGCAACAAATGAACAATTATATCCTGCGATGTTTTCACGTGATAGTGCTTCACCTGCTGTCATAAGACAACGCATTGAAGGCATTATGTCTAAATTTAGAACAGCATCTTTTAATTGTGTTTTAAGTCCAGTGGGTAATTTGTATTCACATTGCTGTTTTAAATGTTCTTCGAAAAAGTCGAAGTATCTGCTAACTGTTTCTTCCCATGTTTCTCTGCGTTTAACATCATATCTGTAACGAGAGTATCTTGATAAGTGAATATACTGCTGATATAGAGTGGGTAATTGATGGGCCGCCATTTATTGATTCCTTTATTCTGTTATAACATTATACAACAAAAGTGCTAAGATGTCACGAATTTTTGTATTAATAATGTATATATCGTAATCACGATATTAAATGTATTTAAATGGTCTGTTAGAAAATTATGTAGGTAGTTAAACGTGTTTCTAGGTACACTATAGGCTATGAATGTAAATATTCTATATAATATACAAGTGTTGCGGCCGAACCAGTACTGGTAGTAGTATATCGCATTGTTGCTGTACCAGCACTGTGCGTTACTGTAAATGTAACACCAGTTGCTCCAGTTTGAGTAATAGAATCTGTTACAGTAGAAGCACCTGATTTAATTGCTATGCTAAGTTCGCCAACTTGTGATTCAGTACCTCTTGTTATACTATAATACATTTTTACATATTTAACTTCCGACTCAAGGAAAGTAATACCAGTAGACGTGGCTGTTTGATTGTCTAGTAATGACAGTTGATTACTAATAGTATGCTCTCTTCTACCAAATAATTCCTTAGTGTCAGGTATTAATACATATCCGTCAGCGTGATTTAGTTGCACTCTGTCATATGTGCCAACATCACCATCTGTTCTACCAAATTTATCTGATATACTTGTGCAATCTGAAACGTTTACGGAGTTAAAATTAATAACATCAGCAACAGCACTAGCAGTAGCATCTGCGTTGCCGTTATTGGCCACGTCAACAAATGTATTGCCTATAGAATAAATTCCTTGTGCGCGATCAACATCAATTGCTTCATAATCAATATCACGGAATAAAGAACTTGTAATTTTAATACTGTGTGGGCCTGTGCCTGATGCGGTTGTCTCACCTAACCAAAAACCTTTATACATTGTATCAAAGTTACAGTTATGGAATGATAATCCTTCGATAGCATCATTGGAATAAACACCAAGTGGAACACCCTGGAACGAACAAGCATTAAAAACTAAGTTTCTTGTTCTTAGTGCGAGTGTTTCAGATATATTAAAACCGGCCGGTCTGTCACTACTATTCAATCCATCAGTACTGTTATATGTGCCAACAAATGCTACATCTTCAAAATAAGAATTTAATGTAGAATCAATTTGAATACAGTCTTGAATTAAATGTGTTGAATCAGTAGTTTTAATAGTCATACCTCTAATCACAATATTTTGCGGTTGGGTTGCACTATTATTACCAATATTTGGAGCGGCTTGGCCTTTGGAGTCAACTGTACGTATAACGCAACTATCATGCCCTGCCGTTTTACTTGACGTAATAGACACGCTGGCAGTTGAATAGCCGGCACCACCACTTACTTGTGTAAATGATGTAATTGCGCCGTCTGTTATATTTGCTGTAAATGATGCACCAGCACCATCACCTGTAATTGTTACAACAGGGGCAGTAGCATAACCAGCGCCTGGTGTGGCAACAGTTAATGAACTTACTGCGCCGGCAGTGATAGTCGCTGTGGCTGTTGCATTGGTTTGTGTCTCTTCATATTGTATAATTGTTTTTCCAGAGCCATCACCGTATAATGTCGCCCAAGTAGGAACTTCTATAGGTGCAGTGACTTTATATACACCTGCAGGGAAATATAAACTTCTGCGGGCCTTTTGTGTTGTGTCTCTAACAAACAGTTGGTATATTGCTCTTGCAATCGCCGCAGTATCATCTACTGTGCCGTTGCCACTGGCACCAAAGTCCATTATACTTACGTGGTCATCAAGTCTATCTTGCAATGTTCTAACAATAGGAGCTCCCGCCGTTGCGCCGGTATCTACTGTTGCGCTTGCATTGCCTTCATAAGTAAAATTGATGAGACCTGCTAAATCACTGTGTTCTGTTAGAATTGCTGTATTGCCAACTACAGGTGCACCAGCACTTAACGGCCCATTACCGATGTATAATTCTCTTGTGTTGGTTACCCAACCCAATTCAGCATGTGATAACTGTGGAAGATTTTCTGCTAACCCTCTACGATGTTGAATTCTAGAAATTTGTACAATTGCCATATGTATATTTATACTTTAGGCATTATAATCACAGTTGCTACAAGCAGAGGCACACATATTTAAATTACCACAATCACCGTAGTCGGCATTTAGAGTCTGTAGAAACCTATTCTCTGTTGTATTTGGAGTCCATGTATTTGCTATTGTGTCAAAAAATCCTGTTTTGAATACTTCTTCTATACCACCATATTTTAGAGCATTGTTAGCATCGTTTTTAAAACCAAAAGTTAATAACAATTCTCTCAGATCGTAAGTGTACTCATTTGCAATTCTTGTGTGATTATGACCCATCATACAACACGGATAAACAAAGCCGTCTGCTGTAATAAAAACTTTAGATTCTGTTACAGCCATGCAATTTATTTTTCTATTACTGTGCTTTTTACTCGATGGTAAACCTCTCAGAACTTTATTGACATCAACGTTGTCATATTCTTCAATATTGGTCACTTTCCATAGCGAATCTTTAACCCAAATAAATTTTTCTGCTTCTTCTTCCCATGATTTATTTTGACTAACATATTTTTCTTGTGCGATTTTTAAAAATGATGTATATTCTTTTATATTAATTTGATCAATTTGGTTATCATCTTCACTAACAAACATATGTGCCTTATATTTTTTTGCAATATTGTATACAGGACCCTTTCCGTGTTTTTGGATAGCCTTTTTAAAAAGATCAGACAATGTTTCATTTACTTCATAAAGCATTGCATCTAAATATGGATATGATATTTTTATATCTGTTTGTTCTTCATTATTTTTGATGTTTTCTGTTTGATCAGTTAAGTATCTGTCATAATCTTCTAAGCCTTCCGCACCTTGAAGTTGACCAACATATTCTCCTTTACTGGTATATACTGGAGTATCTTCTGGCCTATCCGTATTGATAATTTCTATTTTTGCAAAATTATATTCTTTGGCAAGTTCTTTAACATCTTCAAATTGATGTTGATTATGTTTAAAAAGTATAAACTGTAAAATAGCATTTCCACCTGCGTCTATAAATGCTTTTGCGTTTTCTAAAACTTTTTTAAGATTTGTGTTTTGTCTATAATAAGAATGTACTTCTTGCGTTGTGCCATCTACTGCAAACCATATTTTCATATTTTTATACTTTGCAAAATTTGCCCAATAATCAGTACTATGCATTCCGCCGTTGGTATTAATTTCAATTATAATATCATTATTACAGGAATAAAGATAATCTACCATTTGAGGTAGATTAGGATTTACTTGGGCGTCTCCAACATTTCCACAAAATATAACACGTTCTAAGTTGGATACCAGTTTTGATGTTAATAAAAATTTAAACTCATCTAGCGACATGTGTTTTTGATAGGTGCCTGCTAGTTCTCCATATCCATAATATGCTCTACTACAGGCAGGGCATGCCGCGTTACACTTTTCGGTTATTTCAATTTGTACACTAGTAATATCTTTATATCTATACATCCAAATTATAATATTGAGCAACGCGTCTGTTCCATTCGTTAGCTGCGTTCTCAAACTCCTTGCCTTCGATAACAAACTCTTGATAATTTAAGTCTTTAGAGCACATTAACACAACCCCGGTTTTAATGTCTGTACCAAACATTTCATTGTGTGCTTGTGCGTATGCGGCTAACTGGCAAAAATAGTTGCTAATCCATTCTTTTTTCTTAGGTTTATTAGTTTGCTTAAAGTCAAGTATTGCTAAGTTACCTTTCCAAAGTCCTACACAATCTGTTGTGCCTGCGTATAATCCTTCATAGTATAGCGAGACTTCTGTACCATATATTTCGCTAACTTTCCTAAGTCCTTCGGCAATAATAACATTTGACATGTTGTATGCTTTTTGGTGTATGACATTACTGCCAACTTTGCGTTCATGGCTCTCAATATATAATTCTAAATTTTTATGCATTAGTGTGCCGACATTTGCGGCTTCTGTACTAATTTGCTGTGCTTGCGTTTCGCCAACACGCTTTTTCCAGTTTGCTAATGCTTCTCTTTCTTGTTGGGATTTAGTCGCGTCTAATATAGTTGTAACGCTAGGAACTGCTGATCCATCAGGTAATTGATACTTGCGTTTTCTATCTATAGTCGTAACACGTTTTAATTCGTTGTAATCGTATTTTTCCAGTAATATCATGTATATATTATAATTGATTTAAATTTAGATGTCAAGATTTATTCCGCATTAACCTATACGTCTGGCTGGATTATTCACCGTAAAAGAAGTATTACCAACTGTGACACTTACTGCTGGCTCATACCCATCACCTGGTTTTGGAAAACGGTAGTGTCCACGATTGCCATTGTTAAATCCTGTAAATACACCAGTATCTCCGCCCACAATAACAGTTGTTTTGGCATATTTGGAAGGCAACACTACAACAAGCTTATTATCTTTTTCAGATTTTGGTTTCCAAACTGCTCCAGCTCCCAAAGCACTGAATGAATGAATCCCTATAAAAGTTGTAATAGATCCGCCGTTGCCGCCGTCCTTGTCGCCGACTGAAGCCCAAGCACTTGCTTTATCATGATTCAAAGTAATATTACCGGCAGTAACTGTCACTGACGATAACTTACTAGTGACTGGCCAACTAGATACATTGTGATGTAACCAAGATGCACCGACCATACCACTTGATTGTGATGATGTTGTCGATCCGCCCGGTGCAGGCCAAGTAACTTTAATTAAGTTAGATCTTTCGTTAACATTTCTTTCGCTTCCCCGCGCTAAACCAGATACCATAAAATAGAGTGTTTCTCCTGTGCTTGGAGACCAAGACGCCAATGGCGGCTGTTTTATATGGTCACCATTTACGGCTTTTCGTGATTTAGTTACTTGTCCCGGGCGCATCCATTCCCACGTGGCTGCATACCAATGGCCACTTAAATTAACAAATACCCATGGATTTGCGGCGACCGGTACACCATTAATAGTGACAGTGCCTCCGACGGGGATCTCGTCTATCAACGAGCCACCAGTTAACAGTTTTCCTGTTGGACTAAATGTTGTTACGTTAGATACATCTTGGACTGTGCCATCTCCACTGTTTATAATGCCAGGCACTCTTGCGAAATCATTATCTACTTCCGTACGGAATAAACCAATTCCTGATAATTGTCCCATTGAATTATCAATGTTTCCTGCCATAGTATTGATTAAACCCATTACTGCGTTAAGGGCACCATTCGTATCGCCTGGATCTGCAAAGTCGTATGATCCGCCGCTTATATCTGTATTTAAATCTTCATACAGGTAATTCTCTGTTCCCATTGCTTGGCCGGCAGGTCTCATTACTACTTGTCCATTTCCTTTATCACCTAAGCCAAAAAAGTTTATCTTTGTTTGTGGGTGTATTGGCTCAGTTAATCCTTCGACTGGCGCAAGGACTCCACTAGTACTTTGTGTTAAAGCTTCGCCTGACCTTTCTTTAGGCCCCACTGGCCCCATTTGGTCAGGTTTGCCTATAACTAGTGTATCATCTATTATTGAGATATGATCTAATATCGTATTATTCCAATTAATTACCCATTTAATAGGTTCAGTTACTCTTGCATCAAACCAATTTCCAGGATGTATTTGGTATCCTAGTTTTCGAAAATGAGTAAGAACAGCATTAATTTGTTTGTGTCTTTGGAAAATCTGTGGTTCTTTTTCTTTTATAGCGGCCATAAGTTCTGGCATTGTCATATCTTGGGCATCAGGAATCTCCATAATGGAAGTGAAAGGATCACCTGTCCATGCCGCGCCATATTGAAATATTTCTTCAAGTAAAAACCAATGGCCATATGTATACTTGCCAGCCATCACTGGGCCAGTATCTACTACTGCCCTAACATTTCCTGCTTCTGACGATGTTTTAAGAACTTGATTAATGAACTGTACTTCTTGCTTTACAGATGCATCGCCTAATATTGTTCTACTGCGTAACGTAGTCGCAGGCGGTGTTTCAGTATTATCTCCAGTAGTACCTACAGCCGGATCATATGTATACCGTATAGTTGTAGGAGTTCCATACGCTCCGGTTGAGACTTCATCAGTATCATCAGTATTATTATCGTCAGTCATAATAATATTTATAATAGTTTTAGTTTTGTAAGATACAACTGTAAATCTTTATCATTAACACCTTTAACAGTGCTAGCTGCCTTATGTAAAGCTACTCCAGAATTATCTCCTCGTTTTTTATATTGTATATAATACTTTGCCGCCAACTTATATGCCTTATTTTTTATTGCTGTCATTAGTTTACCTTCATCAAGTTCCAATTCAGCATATTTGTTATTCATTACCGCAGGCTTTAATTTAAACCCTGGGTCTGGTATAATTATTTCATATTTGTCTGTAGTTTTTGTTGATGTTTCTTTAGGCATACCATCTTTTTTTAATTGTTGAAAACTGTTTTTACTTAATTGTTTTACCCAATTTTTTTGTTTCTTACCTTTGGGATTAGTCCAAATCAATTGAAATATTTTCTTTTTAGTAGCTCCAGCTCCCAGGCGATACTCTCTTTCTTCTCCTTCATCAAGTCCATGCCATTCTTTAAATGTTTTAACACCCATTGCGTTTTGCACAGTTCTAAACAGTGTTAAAGCATCTTTACTATTAGCAAATTCGAAAAGTCTCATTACCAAGAAATTTCCCAATAAAATGTATCATTTGTTGTGGTGTTTTTCTTTCTAACAATTGTGTACTTTTTATTGGTAAAATGACTCATTACTTCTGACATTTGTTCAGATCGTAGTGTGCTTTCTGTATTACCTTTCCATACACTATAAAACGCTTCACCTGTTGCGTCATCATTTGTCATTGGGCTACCTGTAACTACTGTGCCATTAATAGTAACTGTGGTTGTATCAGTTGCCGTTGTTGACAAAGCGTTACTAGCAACAGCGGCTAATACACGTAATTCTAGTATTAATATTTCTTGAGCAATTAACTGATTATCTTGTCCGCGATCTCTTGCGTGGGATGCCGTTGGAAAATATGCCATAATTTATGTTCTCTTCTTCAATGCTCTTTTAGCCATACTGTCAACTTTGTTTTGACTTGGCTCATCAATATTTGCTTCATCCGAAACATCTACTTCTAATTCTTCTTCTGTGTTTAATGTAATGAAATCTTTATCGAAGTTTTTAATTAAATTTTGGACTCCGGGGTCCATATCATAAATTTGTTTAAAACCATCAAAATCTATAACATGCCCTAAGTTTCTCATAGTATGAACTAATTCTACAAAACTTATTTCATTATCACCTATTTCTGCTGAATTATCTGCACTTTTAAGTTCGTGATTTAATACGGTAATCAACGCTTCGACCATGTCGTCGTCTACAGGTCCTTGCTCCGTCAAATTTAAAATTTCAGCAAATCGCATATTACTCGCGCTCTTCTCTTCCTTCTGGCTCTTCTGCGCCAGCCGCTACATCAGCAGTTGAAAACTCTTCTTCACCTGGAATTTCTTCACCTGGAATTTCTTCAACATCAGCACCCATTTGCTCTACAGGTTGTTCTTCACCTGTAATGATTCTGCTTGCTTGTGCTAATGTTTCACGTCCTTGTCCATTTGTATCAACCAAATTGTCTAATGTAGGAAGGGCAATGTTAGCATATGCTTCGCTCATCTCGGAGCCTAATTCATCACGCATTGCATCTAACAATGGTGGTAAATCTTCGTTGCGTAGTTTGCTTAAATCATCAACTGCTTTTTGTACTCTATCTACAACATCTTTAGATGCTAGTAGTAGTTCTGCTTGGTCTTCTTGACTTTCGTACAATGCGCGTAATCTTTCTGAAATCTCTACCTCTGTTGATTCTAAGCCAAGTTGTTTCTTTGCTCTTTTATCAATATTTTTTAGTAGTTGCACATTAGCCATGCCTGATCGCATAATGTCATCTAAAATATTAATTAGAGGAAGGAATGTTTTAACATATATAGCAGGAACAGACTTGCCATTCATAGCCATTTCAATAGCAGTTTTCGCTCGCACCATGTTTTGACCGCCAACTAGAATACGAAGTGCTTGCATACCTTTAGGATCAAATGTATATCTGTCGTCTTTCTCTTTCTTTTCTGAAATTTCTTCTTCATTTACATCTTCCGGACAAGGTTTCTTTTTCTTCATCTTACCTGCCGCTTCTTTTACTTTTGCTTTCTTTTTGCCTGGTCTTGCTTTCTTTTTGCCTGGTCCTGCACCAAATCCAGCATCGGCAGTACTGCCTTGGTTTGGAATTTTTTCTGCATCTGCGGCCTTTTCATTTTCAGGACTAAATTCTAACAACTCTTCAATATGCTTTTCTAAATTTTCTTTAATAAAGATCTTTGCTAGATATGATTTTGAGTTATGCAAATTGTGCCTATCTTCTGATAAGCGTTGCTTTTTAATCTCTTCATTTACTGTTAGGAGTAATTTTTGTGTATGATCTAGGTCCAATTTAGTAATGTCTACCTTTACACCAAAGGCATTTTGGACACTATTGCTTAATTCTCCTGCTGTTTGTGTTGTATTTAAATCTGTTAAATTCATAATATGTTTCCAAATCTGTAATATAAAATAAGTTATTCGTATTTATTAAAAAACGCAATTATAATATAGTTGCGTTAAGTTGTCTTTTGCCTCTTGGGCATTCCAAACGTAGGTTTTAACTCTAGATTCTATAAAATCTACTTTAAACCAATCGCTTTCTTCAGCATAATACTTAATTTTTTCTTTGGATATTAATAATTTTTCAACTGCATTGCCATATTTTATATCGCTCTCGAGTACTTGCTTATATTTTACTTGATCACCATTATTATGAAAAACAGCCAGCATAATAGCAGCCTTTTTTGTGTATATATTTTTCTCGATAATTGAATAACCTTTGTTATATCCTTTCTTAAGAACATATCCATTTTGTGTTTTTCTAATTCGAATATCGCCTACTTTTATGCCTTTATTAAGTTTTTTAATTTTTAAATAATGTAATCTTCCATGCTTTTCTAACTTCTCCATCATGTCGTCATACATGTCCGAAAAAGTCGCATCGATTTTTTTCTTAGATTGGTTCATACTAATATTTAACCGTATACGGTTGTTTAAAAAATATTATTGGTCAGCAATCATGTTAACAATTGTTTTACCACGATTACCAACTTGATTGTACCACTTACTATTTTGTAGTTCTTTTGCGGCAGTTTTCCAATCACCTTTTTCGGCCGCCGCGGAAAATTTTGGCCATGTCTTGTGCCAATTTGGACCCATATTATAAGCCAAATCAACCATCGCTTGTTTGCGTCTTTGGTCCGCTAAATTATAACCAGGTGTTGTTCTTGCACCCTTTACATGATGCTCAAAGTCTTTGTCAAACATTTCGTCTGCTTGTTGGTCTGTAATGCCTTTGGAAAAGTCTTCGCCAGGCTTAACTAAGTGTCCATAACCAATTGTGTCCTTGCCAACTGTGTCTTTATAAACTTTTAAGCGTTTGCCTTCGTGATGCTTAATCATACTCTTAAGAGCATTTACATCACCAAATTCTTTGTCATATGGATCTTGTTCGATTGTTTGTGTTATTTGTGTTTTTGTTTGTAGATCAGGCTGTGGTGTATTTTGATCAATTGAATGTATGCCACTTGCCGCCAATGCTCCAGCGGCCGCAACACTGGCCGCAGTTTTTTTGAGATCTTCGTTCAATATATCTTTATATAATGACACTTTTATTTGAGACTCATCTAGTTTAAAGTTGCGTATATACGCTATCTTACCTTCAACTTTTACACGTTTAAGAATATCCTTCTTAACTAAGCCATCAGCAATCCACTGCTCATGCTCATTTAGATCTCTTTTAAATACTCTCTTATCAGTGTATTTTAACAGATAATCACTCTCTTGTAAATTAACGTAAACTAAACTTACATTTGGATTCTGTATTTGTGCAAATCTCATTTCTTTTTCCTAATTTATTTTGTTCAACTCATACTGCACCATGTCGCCTTGGTCTTCAACGTATGCGTTATAGCCTAACTGTCTAGCAAACTTTTGTACCATTCTAGAATAAAGGTTTGTTCTGCTTGGGTTGTCGCCTATATCTCCTTTTTCACCGGAAAAAAATATCATTTCGGGACTACGTTCTTTAATAAACTTTTTTATAGCGTGTAAAACTGTAGCAAATATTTTATAAGCATCGCCTTCACCTGATACATCTTGACTATGATTTCTATGAAACTCTACTTGATATTCCCCGTTCCCTTCATGATTGAACATAATAAGCAGTGGTGTGTCGTCAGGTAAGTTGGCAAATGCTCGCATGCCGCCATGGGGGCCCGGGCCCTGGAAGCCATCCGTTTCACCTGTCCATGATAGAGGATAAGGTTGGTCAAATGTTTCAAACAGTTCTGCTATTTTCATTTCTTACCGCCTTTCATGTTAAAGTTCTCGCTTAGGTATTCGTCTAGAGCATCTTCACCAGTTGGACTAATTGCCCAAGCACCATCGCCACCATAAATTAAACCTGAGCCATCTAGTTCATCATATAATCTGCTCATAGCAGGTGTAAGACTGTGTGAATCTTCTTCAAAGTCCATACCTAATTCGTCTGCTGTGGCTATTGCTTTTAACAATAGCATGCCGCCGTGTCCTTTATTACGAAACTCTGGGAATATTTCTGCAAAGTTACGCACATTATCTTCGTTGCGTGTATGTGTATATTGTCCTGCGTGTTTACCGTCTACGTATAAATCTACAGTAAAACCATTTTTTTGTTTGGTTACGCGAAACTGCTTACCGTCAACAAAGCTTTCGTTTGTAAGTAATTTTGGCTTTCCGCTACCAAGTCCTAACTTTTTAACATTAGCATATTCGCTTCCAATTGGAGCGTCTTTTGTGGCATTTTGTTTTGTAATAATGCCTACTGCTTCAGTTAATTCTGCAATTTTCATACTGTATTTATAGGTTATTGTTAGCTAACCAAGCAGTATATATACTCCGATAATAACTTTCTATCTCAATAACATCTAACAACTTTCCATTAACTATATCTTCTAGTTTAATAATATTATCAGTGTGCTGTTTAATTAGGTGAGAGAAATGTATATACATTTCTGCATATTGTTTTATAGTTGTAGCGTCACATACTTGGGTCATTTCTTCCCACGTGTGGGGGCGATGTAACTGTTTAAATCGCTCTGCGGCCCACATTGCTATGTCAAAGTCATCGACAGTAATACCTATGAAGTCGTGTTTTCGTTCAATATGGTAGGCCAAATCATGACTTGGAATACTACCATAATATTTTGCAATTTCTATTAGGTAATGATCTTTCTCACTATTATTTTTAAATAAATGGGGTTTTTTAAGTCTACTACGATCTTTTGATAACCTGATTCTATTAGAATCAGACCTGATTCTATTAGAATCAGACCTGATATCAGACCTGATTCTATTCTTATTAATTTTGCCATTGCATGAATCATATAGCATAGTAATAAGATCACCGCATGATCCGCCCATGTAAACTATAAGGAATAAGTCTTTCATTAATTGATTTATGATTGGGTGTGGCGTTTTGTTTTGTAACGAGTTCTGCTTTACCTTTACTATACTGCTCGTCATACCATTTACGTAAATTTTCTAGAATACGTAAATCTTCTGTAAGTAATTCGTTTATTAACATTATTTTTTCTTATTTATTGGTCAGACTAACACTTTCTACATTTAATGAAATATCACGTCTATCTAATTTATTAATTTCTCTAGACTTTTCTCCGATTCCTCTTTCTTGTGCAAAACTAATCTTGGGCGTGCCATCTTGGTTGACGTCATCAATATAATAATTTGCTATGAGAAACTCCTTGGTACTGGGATTGTCCGCACTAGGATCTTGTGTCGCGACTACGCGAGAAGGACTTTTAGATACTACAAACCAAAGCTCTGCCACGTCTGTTAATTTTGGTATTACCGTAAACTGTTGGCCCGGCACCATACCGCGCACTATTTGTTTTTGTTCCGCTTCCGACTTTTTCTTCATTAAAGTGGGGCCATTGGGATTATCTAGATCAATACGTTTATCTCTAAGATCTATACTAGTCTCTGTACTATCACCCGCATTAGAAGCCAGCGGCAAGGTTGTGCCTCGAACAGGTCCAGAAATTTGATATACTGCTTCTGTAAATAATTCTTCTAGCTTCATTTGGAGGCCTTATTTAACCGTTGTTTCATAATGCTTGCCGGATTAGTTCTTTTTGTTCTAGCAGATTTTCTCGCAATTCTTGCTCCTAACTTTGCTTTAGTCATACGTAATTTAAAACGCTTTTTGATATCTGGAGCCGCAAAACATTGGGCAGGTTTGGACACAATGCGTCCTTTTCTTCTGCCGCCGGTGCAACGATACTTTCGAACTAATTTATTTCCTTGGCGTTGCCATGCCATTTTTGTTTCGTTTATGCCAAAGAGTTCTTCTAAATACATTATAATGTATTTAGTAATTTTGCTACGTCTTTTTCAATTACACTGTAAGATACGTTAGCAAGAACAAAACTAAAAAAATCACCATTATGGGCGCTGTCTCTTGCAAGAAGTTTAAGATGCATATTTGGAAGTTTGCAGTTAGAGTCAACGCCTTCAAAATAATCGTCGTATAATCCGCTAGTTATACCTTTATATATTTTCACCATTGCTTTTTTTAAATTTCTAGAATCATACCCAATAACATTTTTTTGTGTTTTAATTACTAAGTAATCCATCATAGCCTCTTCTTGGGCAATGACATTTATAAACGATCTGTTGTCTTTGTCTAAAACATATTCTCGTGTATTAATAAATTTAAGGTAATACATTAAATTCCGTATACCAGACGAACAGGTATACGCCTTGCATAATTCAGTAAATAACCCATTAAACTGTTGAAAATTAGCAAAGGAATAAAATATTATATTGTTATATTCACACAAATCACGAACTATCGAAAAATTCTTACAAAAGTTTTGATATCGTGTTTGTATATCAAGACTACCGGTGTTTGCGTAATCTATAACAGCCCTGTTGTAAATTGCTAAAAATTCTTCACCCGGCACCAATGTGTATGTGCCGTGTTCAATTACATTTTCAAATAAATCAATAAATTCAGAATTTATTGATAGTAACGAATTGATTCCTATATCATACCTTCTCCAGGCCGGAGGTACCCACAGCACAATATTTGGTTTTATAATATCAATTAATTGATATAATTGTACTGTATTTAAATCTGAACTAGCACCAGGTGTACCAAGGTTAAAAACTTCAACGTCATTGGTATTAAATTGAGCAGATATTAATTTTTTGAGTTGTTCTGCCCAAGTGCTACTATCGTCTATTCCTAAACCAAATGCGTGACTGCATCCAATGGTTACTATTTTTAATTTTGCATCTGAATTAAAGCTAGGACCGCGATATCCGTGTGCATTTAAGGTATACTTGACTGTTTTGCCTTTCCAATACGGATTTATTATTTTTTTATCGTACTCAAAAAAATCAAACTCATAAGTTCGTGAAGGATTTAATATATAATTATTATAAATCTCATAACCGTATATATTATTTGGACCTGAAAAGTCTTCACCTTCTGGAAATAACGGCGGTTTAGATAAAGCTGATAATTCAGGATCCCAAAATCCCTTCGTCCACTTTGAAGTGCTACGATATTCTTCGTAATTCATATACGATACTTATTATTGAATGGTTAATAGATAGATCAATGCTGAAAATAGTGCGGTGATAATGGAGCCACTAAGGACCCACATAGATTTGTATTTGTTTTTTTCTTGGACTAGCAAGTTATGCCTAATCTCATCGAGTTGCTGTTCAATGACAGTCAAACGACTTTCGATTCGTTCCATATTCTCCTCCAGGTACCCGTATCTCTCTGAGCAAATCTCAACGTGTGCCTCAAGGCTCTGCCTTTCAATTTCTGATGGCATAACAACTCCTAAAATGTGTAATAATGCCTACCGCCCGCCCTGTATTATATGTGCCTTTTATATGCCTCTTCATTTCGCCTAAAATGAGCCTAAGTCTTTGCCTAGTACTGTATTTACTCAAAAATTTCTAGAAATTAACTAATAGTTTATCGGAGGAAGTAATATAAATGTTTTTAATTTTAGGGTTTAAAGCATTCCAAACGGGGGTTTTTATTTTAGCAGTTTCTGTTAAATTTAAAATAACTGGAACGTTTGTTAGATCTTTCATTAATCCAGATGCAGGTATGGCTTCTTCGCCTCGCTCTAGATATAATCCAGGTTGTTCAACAGTAAAGGAAGTAGTCCAAAAAACATGTTTTCCTTTAAATGAAGATCCAAAATTTAAAGCTTTGATGTCGTCTACTGAATATTTTTGGGGTTTTTCGATATACATAGGATTGCCGCGTAAACTAATAGTTTGAATTAAAGTTTCTAAATTACTTTGTTGTCCTCTACTTTTATTCCAAGACTTTTCATTATTAACCAATTGATTAATGTCATCTACAAAAGCAGGGGCGTCAGGTCTGTATTGTGCTACAAGGCCAGTTTGTGATATATCAATTAAAGTATGTATTGTCAAAAACTCACCAACACCTGAACCAAATCTGCCGCCGGCGGCTAATCCTTTTTCTCTTGCCATTTGTATACCTATAATATGCTACTATTATATTTAGTATAGATTATTTAGCCAAATAAAAAGCGGAATGTTACCATTCCGCTGTTTTATTATATAATATATTAAATTATAGAACGTATGTTTTTGCTGTTACTGTTGCTGATGCAAAGTTTACAGAATCAACTGTACCCAAAGCAATTAAAACATCTTCTAAGTGAGCGGCCAATGTTTCACTGGCTGAGCCATCATATGTGTCTGTACCGTATTCACCCTCGACACAAACTGAAATATTGTTGTCTGCACTATGTAGTGCGCCAATAATTACAATGTTAAAGCCTGCGCCTTGAATTGCATCCATGGCGGCTGCTACTGCTGATGTTGGGCCTAGCTTTCCTGAAACATCTGCGCCAAAATCAATATCTAAGTGTGCTAATGTTTTACCTAGAAAATTGGTGCTAAGACCAAATGATGCAGGTACTGTTCTTGTTACTGAAGCCATTTTAAATCTCCTAATCTAGCGTTGTTATCTTTATTTATATACAAAAATACAAAATAAAAAAGCGGGATATTTCTATCCCGCTTTTCTTGGAATCATTTGTTTCTAGCAATGCTAAAAACTGTGATTTTACGCTAATAATTAAGCTAAGCTAACACCTGTGATTGTTTTGACACTTAGTGTTTGTGCGGCAATTGCGTCTAGACGTGCTTCTAGTGCTGTCCATACTGCGCCTGAACCGGCTGCAATGTGAGCGTGTGCGCCTGAAAGACCTACTACGAAGCCAGCGGCTGTAACTGTGCCTACGAACTCAACTGTACCGTGCTGTGCAATTGCTTCTAGTGCTAGTTGTGCATCTGTATCTGTTGTAAAGTCGCCACCTGTTGAACATACCCATGTAATGTCACGAACACCTGCGTACTCTGAATTATCTTGTGCTGTTGAATAAGCTGGATTTGTATAACCTGCCATTTTTCTAATCTCCTATATCTTGTAATGTATAGATTTCTCTATACCGTTAATATTATTTATATCTAATTAGAAAAAATAAACTACGCTATTTCATTGCATATTATTTATTGGCTAGCCACTTTCCTATTCCTTTGCCTACCACATAACCACCGGCTGTCGCTAGTGCAATTTTTGCTGGTGTACTAATGCCTGTTTTTTCTGGATCTTTAGCACTTTTATCTTCATATCCACCCTTACGCATAAATCCTTCATATGGGCCGCGTAAATCACTTTTAGGTGTTTTGGCCCTCAATGCCTGTAACAATCTAGTAGTACCTTGCTTGCGCTCAGTACCATATAATCTATTCCAATCACTTAACAATCTTCTTACAGCACTATACTGCCCATTTCTAATACCTAAATTACGCTCTAAACTCATTAAAAATTGTTTGTCGAAGTTCGGATTAGCCTTACCTTGTGCCACATCTCTGAGATACCTTTTAAATTGTAATAAAGGCATACTTGCCCTACCAACTGGGCCAATTTGATTTGCGTATCTTTCTGGATTACTAAAAACAGCTACCCAGTTGTGTAAATCTGTTGCTGTTGATCTAATATTACTGAAATCTTGATATTGCAAAGTTTTTCTAGCATATTCTGATGCCTGCGCGGCTGTGCTGGGATCAAATCGCATTGCCTGCAATGATAATACCGTCAAGTAAATACTTTCTGCCACTTGTTCAGCACTAAGATTCAAACCACGCTGGGTGCGTAGTGCTCGTGCTTCTGTTAAATCTTTAATAAAACCCATCAACCCCACTCCTTTTGACTTAAAAAGTTTCTTCTTGAAAACTCCATTCTATCTACTAATTTTACGGCATTACCTATTCTATCAATTGCTACAAAACCCTCGGGGTCTGCTACCTCGTAGCCGCCATCTGTTTTATAAAATGTTCCAATACCTTCTACTTTGTTTAATTTGTTTACTAAGATCATTTTAATCTGTACGATTTGTTTATATATGCCAAGTATTGCTAATAATGTATTACTGTTATCTTCGATAAACTGTTTGTTTGCTTCTATTTTTTGTACACGCGCCTGTCCTGCAGGCCCTTCAATACCAGTTTTTAGTTTATCAATTTCGGCTTGCATACGATCATCATAATAGTTAATAAAGTCTTGCAAGAAATTTGTAGCATTGGATACTTGTCCTTCTCCTTGGCGAATCTTTTCGTTAATAAAGATGGGAATATATTTCATAAACTCTTCATTTTTCAACATTGTGTTGAATTTTGAGGCATTTGTTTTAGATAAAATATCACTCATCTTCTCAACACCGCGCCTTACAGAATCTGTTTCTCTTGCAGTTAATGTAGCAACGCCTGTTAAATCTTTATACGTAGCATCATCCATCCAAACTTTTTTGTTACCTTCTGGTGCTATTACACCATATTGTGTTTGCATGTCACTAATCTCAGGCCCGCCAGTATATTGCGTATGCCATACTATACCAAAGTCTGCGGCCAGTAATTGCTGTGCTAATTCACTGCCGACAGGGACAGCATATGTAATTTCTTGTGGTCTAAAAGCAATATATTTTTCCCCTTCAATAGTTACTGTTTTTAAATCACCTTTAGCAAACATAAAGTCGCCATGCAGTATGCCATCAAAGTTTAATTTTGGCAATTCTTTTAAAGCCATCTTAAACTTATTACGCAGGCCTGCTCTTGTCTTACCTTTTTCTAAACCAGCATCAGAATGGTTCTTGTCAATATCTTTAGGTGTTTTGTTTAATTTAGGATTTTTATTAAAAAAGCCGTGCTTTGTTGCTACAAAAAACTTACCGTCCTTTGGATCAGTGCCAGCAACAATAGCAGGAGCACCATCCCACTTAGTTGTTATTTTGGTACGTTTGCCTCCGTGTCCGGAAAGCATACCAGCAACGTTGGCCAAATAGTTTAATGCTTGTTTAGCGCCTTTGTATCCTTGCGTAAATACCAAGTCTTCAAGGTGTGTCATATGTGTGCGGTCTTCTTTTTCAAAAAGCCATTTAGATTCGTTAATAAGATTTCCTTCGCGGTCTTTGCGTGGTGCACGGTCCTTGCGACGTTTTGCTCTTGCTGGTCGTTCTTCGTGTAGATCAGATATCTTCATTATTAACAATATCCAATAATTCTGTTATAGCATCACTAAAACGTTTTTTAGTTGCTTCATCAACATCGTCCCAATCTATTTTAATCCAATCATCTACAACGTTTTCTAATTCGCCGGACATTTGATCTACAATACCACTTGTTTTACCTGGTGGGAATCTTTTATAACGTGGGGGCGGCCGCCTAGTTAAAACTTTTGAGTCTACGTACGGCGATATTTCACTCAGTTTCACTGTCGCCCGCCTTGCGAATACTACGCACAAATTTTTTATTATCTTGTCCGCGTATACTATTAAGAAGTCGTCTTTCTAGTTCAGAAGCAGTAGCATGGTCATAGTTTTCATAAATATTATTAATAAGATTTACTGCACTGTCAATGATATGTATAGCGCGACTTTCAATAATCGCACTCTTATTTTTCTCGCTATATAGAGAATTCAATTCTTCAAGTATAGTTCTAGTTTTACGTTTCATATTAATATACACTCTGTATATATTTAGTTAAATTTCCACTATTAATTGTTAAATTTTGCTTTCTTATTAATAGATGTCCAACCAAATCCTCTAACAGAGTAGTAACAAGAAACAACTTTCCAACTTGGAATTTTAGGTTCTGCTGATTCCATTCCCAATTTGAATATATTGTCTGCTTGTTTTCGAAGGCTTTTGATACTTGTTTTGTCTAAAGCGCCTTGGTCTTTGTGTTTTCTAATAGCACCGTAAAGAGCATCATGTATAACTGCACCACGGGCAACATCCCACGGAGAAATAATACTCCACATTGCTCTGGATATTGATGCTAAATCTGTTTTATATCCAACTGGAGCTGTGATCATAATATGATCATCAGTTTCTCTAATTTTTACATCTGTAAGTTTCCAAACTGACATTGAATTAACAATATCAGCAACTCTACTTTTTTCAATCTCAAATGTAAGAGACTCAGTTAATACCCATTCTCTCGGGCCAAGAAAATCTGCTTGTAAATAATCATGCCACCGCATAGTATAAATTCCTGTTAGGTTGTTTATACTATTTATAATTCCTCGTTGTTTCGCATGTTGCTGAGTAGAGAACGAATTTTACTACCACTTGCTTCTGCTGTAACTTTGGGAGCATCACCTGCACTACTGACTGTTGCACTTCTGTTAATTTTGTTGAATATGTCTGTTTGGGATCCTGCTGGTGTATATTCTGTGCTTTCATCATTTTGATATGACTGTGCATCTTCTCCCAGATCTCTAATACGTAAACTTTCCAAATCAAATTCTAGATCAAGTTTTTGGCCAACACCACTACTACTTCTAGTTTTCATAAACTGTATTTGATATCTTCCACGCTCACGCATTGCTCTACTTGTAAAAATACCAATAACATTGTCTGCTGTATTAACTTTACTAATACCGCCTGCAATATGTGAATGATCAAACTCAATTTCATCCACAGCACCTCTGTTTAACTGCGATGCTGTAACTAATACAGTGTCTAGTTCTTTAGCAAAGTTTCTTAGTTCTTCTGCTACATACTTGTCTTTAACAAACAAATCACTTGGTGCTACTTTAGCACTTACCGGCATACACAGATCTAAGTAATCAATCAAAATCGCATCTGGCTTTATACCCTTTTGCACACTTAATTCTTTTACATAACTGCGAAAATCATTAATGTTACTTTGTGCTGGCATATACTTAATTTGTAATTTACCCGCCTTCTTAGATACTAACTTAATTTTCATTTCAACTGTATCAAGATCTTTAAAAATTTCTTTTGTTGCAATGTTAGATATCATACTGTCAATACGCATTGCTGTAAGTTCTTCGCTTAATTCCAATGTAAAATATAAAACATTTAATCCGGCCAATACCCAGTTAACTGCTACGTTTTGCATAAACAAACTTTTACCACTACCACTGCCACCTGCAAAAATATTTAACTCGCCCTTGTTAAAGCCACCAAACAGTTTCTTGTCAAACGTTGGCCAACCTGTGCTCAACTGTCCGTTATTAGATTTTAGCGATAGTAGTCTTTCTCTTGGATTGTCCCAATAGTCTGTACCCATATCTTTTGTAAGACCAATCTGTACTGCTTTCTTAATTTTAGACTCAACTAGGTTGTAGTCACCCTTTTCTAATAGATCAGCACTATCTAAAATTGCTCTCTCAAGTTCTTTATGCCTACTAAAAGTTTCAAACTCATCCATTAACCAATTAGTGTGGTCTTCTGCTACTTCTTCTATAATATTTAATTTAGAACCTGTTTTACTGTTTATTTGTTTTATTTCGGGCAAAGATTTATATTCATTCACATATTCTTTTATAAACTTTGCTACTGGACGCAAACTTCTATCAAAGTTTTGCGGATTAAAAATGTTCTGTACTCTTACGTATGCTTCCGGATTTGCCACAAGCATTTCAAGATACAGTTTTTGTAGATCTACGTTATACTCTTTGTTCATTTAGTCTTTTCTTTGCCATTAAGTTTATCTTGAGACTCGATGTCTCAACATTATCTATTATATTTTTTAGTGTAAATATTCTACCATATTGGACTATTGCTTCGTTTATATCCTTACAAGTGTCGTGCCACGTTGGAAAACTTACGTCCCAGTTATATTTTAGTGCTTGCTGTATAAGTTTGTTTCCGGCACTATCGTTATCAGGTACCATTATAACTTGCCTGTTTAAACTCTCAATCAAATCAACCTGTGCATCACTTATATCACTGCCTAGTATAGCAACGCCTTCTACAGCAATAGCATCAAATGGGCCTTCTGTCACAATAACAAACTTGCGATCTTCTGTTTGCCCATCCATATTAAACACAAACCCCTGTGGTGTGCTAGTAAAATATTTTGGATTACCACGCACAGTTAAACGTGCGGTGTATCCTACAATTTCTCCTTTCCAAAAGAATGGTATTATTACACGCCTGTCAAACTTTGTTTCTGTTATTGGCGTCCAATAAAAATTGTAGTCATTAATACTTAGCCCTCTGTTTGCCAAATACTTTACAATTTGGGTATTATCGCTTTTTAGCAGGTTGCTTTCTTTTGGAAAATCTTTAAGTTCAAAGTTAAACTCTGTTTCTTCTTCAATAAGATCGTGTTCAATAGCAGTTTCTTTTAACTGTATTGCTGTTAATACAAGGCGCTTAATATCACCTTCCGGAACACTTAGCCACGACATTAACTGCCGCATTTTTCTGCTTAAATGTCTTCCGGGTTGCCAGCCTGTTTTATACCCACAGTTGAAACAATTATATGAGATCGCCTCACCGTTGATTATAATACCGCCTCGGCCACGCTTATCTTGTGTTTCTCCGTTATGTATGCAACAAGGCGCATTAAATGAATTCCAGCCACTAGAACTTTTCTTTACCCTTCCAGGCAAATTGTTCATAATAACTGACTGTACTAAGTTCATAGTACTATTATACAACCTGATGTGCTATATGTCAAGAATCATAATGATATTATTCAATAGCAAATGAATTAGTAATATTTGCTATACCTTCCTGGGAAAAAGAATGATAAAGATATTGTTCAATAACAAATGAATGACTATATAATTTATTATTAATTTCAATGACGTCTATAAAAAATCCATACTTTTCATTGAAAAAGTTTAACTTTTTTACTAATTGGTCTGCCATAAACTTTAGAAAATAATAATGCTTATCTAGATAATACGAAAATGGTGCCAAGTCATAGCTATTTTGTTGCCTCTGCAATTGGTAATGGTTATACAGTGCCGATATGTTCCTAGATAAAAAATAATCTTGTATGTAATTTGTATCCATTATTAAATTTACATCTATCAAATCTAAATCTACATCTTTGTTTATAATACTTTTATATGTGCTATCAATGCCATTTAATGGAATTTCCTCGCCAAACGAATAACTTGAATTACTAAATTTAATAAATCTTATCTTAGATAAATTGTGTTTTTTTTGATAATTAATATCATAGGCTGGTGAATTTGGAAGTATTATCCAGGGATGAAGTAATACCAAGTCTATATTAACGAGAGAAAATTCTTTAAACATATATATATTTTTTTCTAAGGTGGCGCCTGGTAAGCCATTTATAACCTCTGCTTTTATATATTGTCCTGCTTTTTTTAATGTTTTTATAAGTTCTTTATTTTCTTCCCAAGTAATACTTGGTCTATTAATATTATCCAAAACTTCTTTATCTATGTGTTGCAAAGAAACTTTAGATATGCTGCCTTTGGGTGTTTTTGAATTTTTGGCTTTATATAACTCAAGTTCTAATACACGATCTTTATGTAATTTTGCATTACTAGGATTTTCAAAATAATGGTAATCATTACTAAAATTATCATGGCCAAACTTAACTACATCTACGTCATCTTTAAGTATTCCCACATTTGCATCCGTAATCATAAGAACTACATATTTAAGTTTTGATAAAAATTTTATTTCTTCCCTCCAATCCAATGTAGCTACATTAACTTTATGATGTAACCCAGAAGACCAGTCGCAAAAAGTACAAGCATACGGACATCCTCGGACTCTTTCCCATGGAATAAATATAAACGAATCCGAATTACTGTCATTTTGTTTTGCATCCAGGCCTTTCGCCTCTAACCATTTTACTCTATTCTTTTTTGCAACTTCATACTCTTGTAGTAGATCTTGTTTTAAATCCAAGTAAGGATTATATGCTAGATGATCTTTAAATTTAAAAATCTTATACCGGGTTTTAAACTCTTTAGTTATTAAATTAGGAATAGTCTGCTCGTTTATTGGAGTAATAAAACTATCTAATAGCATTTGGAATGTTTCTTCACCATCTCCATAACAAACATAGTCAAAATAAGGATTCTTTTTTGCGTATTCTGTGCCCAAAACATGTTCAACTTCAGGACCACCTGCTATTATAATACAATTAGGAAAGACCTTTTTAATTTTCTTTGCTAATCGAATCGAATTATTAGAATTCCAAAGATAAAGGGTAAGACAAACAATATCAGGTTTTTTTTCTTTGATTACGTTAAACGCTTTATTAACTTGGTTACCTTTTGTGTTGGGGCTGAACCCATTCTCATTCGGTAACCAGGTATAATTTTTATAATGTTTTCCTGTCTTTTTATAAAAAGATCTTAAACTATAAGAAACTAAACTGATTATGGGGCCGGTGTATCTCGACTGATCCGTGCCTGTATGTAAATTAATAAACTGCACTTTCATAACGTATTATATATTACATTATTATTTAACAATGTTATGAGCGGTAAAGAATTTTTTCCATACTACCTGCAGTTGGTGTGTGTACAAATCGTACTCTGTTATAAACTCCATTCCAGTTAGTATATGCAATGCCGGTTTTTGATGCCAAAGTTACAGTTTTAATGTCAAAATAATCGGCAGGCGCCACATTATCATTTAATGTTGCTTGTACTTTGATATCACCACTGTAACCATTTACATAAAATGCGGCAGTATGTAATCCTGTATTTTGGTTTAATTTTGACTCTGCCACTAAAGGATCACTGGTATATGTACCGCCTGCTTCCTGGAAGTCTGCTAATTTTAATTCTAGACTTTCTTTTATGTCTGGGAACACTCCATCTAAGATTTGTAATTGGCCAATAACATCATATGCGCCGTCTACGTACCCAATCATTTGATTTTCTTCACCGTCTACAACCTTCACTGAATAATTTAGATATTGGCTATCTAAATTTAACAAATCACCTTCTGTAATAGTAACCTTTGCCTTGCCATTAATACCATCTACAATCGTTGCTGTTTTATTTAAAAGCACACTTGTTCCGTCCGACGAGTTTAGTATACTAAACGTAATCGTCTTGTCTGTAATGGTTAAAGTTTTTTGGTTATCGTTTTTCAATTGTATTTGTATTGTGTTATCAATACCTTTGTATAATTTAATCGGATGATTATACATTTCATACCCCCAATGTTGTTTGTCAGTGTCAACCTTAATTTTCAAATTAATAATTTGGTCATATAAATAGACAGTAGTAACTAGCATTTTATAAAATCCTTTACTATATTTATTTTATGTCTAACATTTATCAAGAACTAACCGAGAAATACCCGTTTATAAGTTATATCAAGTATGTTGATAAAGAGTTTATTGGCATTATTTTAAATAAAGATGCATCAATTATTAGTATATATGACTATAATGCGCTTCCTAGCATTAAAGTAAAGCAAAAATTTTTAGAATTGGGAGATGTCTGGTGGTGGGAATCCAATAGATTATTTCCTATTAACGTTTTTCTTAAAAAAGAATTTGTACCTTTCAAACCTTATATTAAAACATTTATGGCGAAAGATGTAGAAATAGTCCATGGCCCATATGTTAGTATGAATGAACTTGCTCAACGCAGAACAAAACGTAGAAATATTCAATTAGTCCAAAAGGTAAAATAGGTAAAATGAGTGATAATGCACATCAAGTACACAATAGATCAATTATTAACACTAAACAGTCTAAATTACAATGTAGATTAAAATGGTCACTTAGCACCATATTTTTAACTACAAATACGACTGCAAGTTGCCATAGATGTGATCATAATCCAATTACGGAAGATTTTAATTTTCATAATACTCATCAAAAGGTACATGCTCGATTGCAGATGTTGCGCGATGAGTGGCCAGAGTTAGGATGCGAACACTGTAGAGTTATTGAGCAGGCAGGAGGAATGAGTGATAGACTCTTACATGACGACATGGGATTTGCCCCGTCATCTCCGCCTGAATTATTTGATAATCCAAATGCAGTTCATGTTACTCCAACGCAACTTGAAATATATTTCAGTAATCTTTGCCAATTATCCTGTACATATTGTGGTTCGTATTTTAGTAGTACATGGGAGGCAGAAGACAAAAAATATGGTGACATACATGATTTCATGTATCCTGATGACCACAAGGCCGGCCGGCCTAATTATCAAGAACTTAAATATTTAGATAAAGTATTTGACTGGTTAGATAAAAATGGCCAGCACCTAAGATCATTATACATTTTAGGGGGAGAACCCTTTATACAACCACAGTCTGATCGTTTGTTAGATTTCATTGCAGGAAATGGTGATAAATTTAAAAATTTAGATTTATTCTTTTTTAGTAATCTATCAAGTGATAATATAGAACCAAAAATTATTAAATTAAAGCAACTTCTAGAAGAGGGTAGATTACACAATGCTCATATTGTCGGCAGTATTGATTGTTGGGGTAAGGAAGCAGAGTATGTAAGATATGGACTAGATATAGAATTATTTGATAAAAACATGAAATATATAATCGACGCCGGACTTGACACTACAATAAACATATGTTGGTCTCCTATATCTACTTTTACTATGCCTGATCTTATTGAAAAATATCAAGAATGGAATCAACGACATATTACGAGAGGGAAGGAATGGGGTATGAATATTAGTTTAATGCAAGCCTCTGGTAAAGACTGGATGCACCCTTCAATATTTGGTCCGAAAATTTTAGATTGGGGATACAACCAATCAATTGACATGTTAATAAATATTGCAAACGAAAATTCTGAAAGCACAACCAGGGAATCTGTCATTGAATATCTTGAAGGAATAAAAAAAGCAATTGAGTCGGATATTCCTAATAAAAAAGCACAACAGGAATTACATAGATATCTAACAGAACTGGATCGCAGGCGTGGAACAGATTATAGAGAACTTTTCCCTATAATCTACGAAGAGATTCATAAGCAATAAAACATAAATACAGTTATGCGTTTTAATGAATTTAAATTATTTGAAGCAAATTTATCGTTTGGTGATTTCCATCAAGCTGCTGAAGAACGATGGGATGTTTTTTTAAATCGCGTCAAAGGAAAGATTCCATGGGACGGCACAATTGCACCTACTTTGGGTGGGCAAGAATATGATTATCCCAAAGCAAGATCCGGAACGTATCCTTATAATATATACATTGGATACGCAAATGCCACCAGCCAAAGTAAACTTTTAAAGTCAATTCAATCAGGATCCTTCTATGGCTATCTAGACGGTAAATCTTGGGTAGTACCGGTTTATGATCCTAAAACTAATACACAATTAGACAATTATAGAATTTCAAATCTCTTTAAAGATCATCAATTTGCCGAACCACATCGTATTAAAAGTAAAGATCAAATCGCAAATTTTGGTAATTTAACAGAATCCTTGGCAGGTGCAGGTTTAACAGCAAAATTTACTAAACGTGTACAAGGCGGAGTCCAGCCTATCGAAGTTAAAGACATTCTTAAAATAATTTCAAAATTAACAGTAGATAATAGTAGTAGTCAAGAAGTAAAAATTAATTCAAAAGAATTACACAAAGAAGACGTGGTGTATGCTTCTGCAGAATATAAAAGTAATTTACAAGATAAAATTGTTTGGAGAATTAAAACTCAAGAACAGGCTTTTAGGGAACTAGTAGCGATTGGAGAAGGGAAGCATTTAGATAATCCAAAACTATTAGGCTTGCTTGGGGCAGTTGCAAATTATGCTAATTCTCGATTAATGACGCAATACTCTAGATTTTTTGCAACGAATCTCAAAGTTGATGAGATTATAGTAGATACCGACGGTATAGGTGGTGCCGCTTCCTTGCAGTCTGGAGGAGGTACTAAAGCAGACCTATTTATAGTTGCTAACGGAAAAAAACTTAGATATGCAAATCTTTCATTAAAAGCCACTAATCCAGATATTGGACAACAAGCACTTGTTGGTAAACCACAAGGAAACCTAACAGCAGAAAAACTAAAAGATCATTTGTGGAACAATTTGATAACTTTATGGAAAGGGTTTGACGATGGTACAAACTATATCAATGTTGAAAATATACTTTCAAAAGAAGAGTATTTAAATTCCATTGGTATCACTAGTGATATGGATTCTAATCAAATCGAAAAGGCAATAAACAGCCAATTACAAGCTAGCCAGAAAAAGGTTCGGCCCGGTATACAAAAAATGTTCAGCGCAGTTGCGAACAATATTAAACAAATTTGGCTTAAAAACGATGATTCACAATCAGAATACGATTTTATACAAGCACTGGTAAACTTTGTTGAATATCATGCAGCCAGAGAAGATAATGTAGAGTTAGTTGATTTTAAGGCAACCGGCGATTATAGTGTCCATTCTTTTAAAAACTTATATAAACTACTTAAAGATATAGATTTTGATGTCGGGGAATATAAGACAAACGCGGGTAACGTAGGATTTAAAGTTTATGATATCAATAATCCAAAAGATGTATTGGTGTCTTTATATTTTCAGCCGAGAGCAGGGCAATCCACATATAAACTGGCTGTAAAAAAGGGACCTCTACTGAAGAAAGTTACTAATGTGAGTCACAAACGTAATAAGTAAGGTATATATTACTTTAATAAATTCATATGCACAACCACTAAATGTGCATAACCTACTGAGTGACTCTTTTTAAAATAATACGAATTAGGATCAGTTGGTACTTTCCAAACTTCTTGCCCTATTTCCTTCCACGTTCTATTTGCTAGATAGCGTTTAGCAGGGCGTATTACTGCTAAAAACATTGCCATTCTAGGAATACTGTCAGGCATCATCTTCTTTATTAAATCATAATGATTGCTGATATGTATAATCTGTTCAGTATATTCTCTTTCAGCAAGTCTTTCCCACGGTGGCTCTGTAAACATTAAATCTATTAAATGTTCTTCGCTTTGTACTTGGTTGTATATATTAACATTAAGTAAATCTAATTTAAAGTATCCTCGCTCTTCTGCGTCCTTATGATCGAGTGAGCAAATACCTTTTACTGGGTCTGTTGGAACATCAGTAAAATAAACTCCAGTATTATGTTTTATTAGTTCATTATTGCGTATAATAGTCGCAGGAGTATGGTTTTGTAACTTTTCAAGTACTTCGTTTCTATTCGCGAAGTCTATATCAATGTCAAATTTAAGGCTCATATTGGTTTCTTGCTCTTGGTACAATTGGTAATGCTAACTAAATTCATAATTGGACGAACAATGTATTCATCATTACGTGATACATTTACGCCACCAGGACCACATTTATATCCTAATTTTTCACTTAACCATAACTTATTAAACCATTTATGGTGGTGTGGGTATTTTTTATAGGCTTCCGAATCATCCAAATTTACTTTCCATCCATGCTATTTTATCTTTGAGGTGTAACTTTTCTTTCTTGAGTTCAGTTAACTTTGAGTGAGTTTCGCCTATGTCATTATTCTCTAGTTTCCAAATTATGTTATCTAATTCTTTATGCCGTTTCTTTAACAATTTTAAATCAAAATCTACTATATTATCTGTCATCGTTTTCTCCTACATGGTTGCTTCACTTAAAATGTGCTTTGCCCATTCTACGTCCGCCGGAAACGCTTCGAAGCGTTTACTCCAGTATACCGGATCTATGAAGTCATTTATTAATCCTAACTGCTCGTCTGTCATTTTATCGAGCATATCCATTCCTGTATCGCTATGGTATATAACCCATGGACTTATTTTCCCATTTCTTATTAGTGCTACTGCTTTATTAAAACTTACAAATTTAAAAAAATGATTGAACGAAGAATTGTTATTATTTGCCCAATCCTCCATACTTAATATGCTACGCTCTAATGCATCTCTAGCATTTTCTGTTTTAATATATGGAAGTAAATATTCTTCATACACAGAATCCTTACACCAATTATCTAACTTAATGTTACTTTTAATAACATAATCAATAAAGTAATCCGGATTGATTACGTTGATGTTTATAATATGTTTGCCAAACTTTACAAACGCATTATAATATTGGCTACTAGCAAAGTGCTGGTAGTCTTTAAAGTTAGCAGAACCTTGTGTTAGTTCATAAAAACGTTTATAAGCAATGTATCCTATCTGTACATGCTTTTCGTCTTTCTGTCCGTGTCTACGTTTTTGTTCACATACATGAGCCGCTAGTGTTTTTTCTCTAGCAAAACTCCTGTTACAAAATTTACATTCATAGCCACTGTTTGATTGACTTATCGTCGTATCCATGTTCTATTGCTAATTGTTTGAGTTCCTTTTTATCGCATACTTCTGCATATGCTTCTATGTCACTAAGTTTCCACGACGTATATATTTCTTTGAGAAACCTAGTTTTCTTATTATCTTTTGTTTCTTTTTTCATTGGCAAATACTTGCGTTTAAATGTGCCAATGCTTGGATTGATAGCACACAGTATTTTGTAAGTTAAGTCGGGATGCTTACTTACCTCCCAAAAGTTAATGTTTAGTTCATTATTGGTTGCGCGAATCATATACTCCTGTAGATCATTGGAGCCTGTTGCACTTGCGGAATATTTAAGTTGTAAATATGGGCTAAACGCTTTCTTTTTTTCTGCGCTTAAATTCTTGTACCAGTTGTAATCCTTTTTATCTATTGCGTTAAATATTTCGCTTAATGGTAATACTGCTGGCTTAGGCATTCTCGAGTCCTTTTATATACTCTTTTATTGTAACATTTTCTAAGTATTTGTCAAGTTCAAATGGGCAATTATTAGCAATTCTAACAATTCTGCCTTTTCCTCTGTATCTGTTACATACTGCTTTAATGTTATATTGTTCGATAATAAAACCGCCTGATTCTTTATTACCGCTATAATAGTTTTCTGTGTCGTTATATATATTATTTACCTTTCCACTTGTACTTTCTAAATCAAAACCAATCATATGTATTTCGTTATGTGTTCGCATTGCTATTATTAATGCAATTAATCCTGAATTCATCATTGGTTCATATTCAGGAATATCTTCTAAATAATGCACATTTGCTACATTAACGCCACTTTGTTCAAACTCCTCACGCATTGGTGAATCAAGTATTATTAAGTGATCTGGAATAAACTCTCTATATAAAGCATTGCATCCATAAATTTCCCACTCGTTTCTTTTAAACAAGTTTAAATCTATTTGCCTACGGCTTTCGCCATTGCCTACTACTAATGCTTTCACCACCATCCTGCCGCTACAACTATTCCTATTACATTTACAACGGCAAAATAACCTGTTAGTAATACCGGCCAAGCAAGTTTACGTCTGTAATATGCATAAATTCCTGTTATTGATCCTATTAAAAAGGCCGGATATACTATTAACATATTAGGATCGTCTGCTGTTAATGCCAAATTTAAACTCGCGGCTACAGTAAAAATAAAACTTACTAATTCAAAATAAAATGCTACCTTGTCACTGTAGTAAGACTCTTCCCAAAATTTTAAAATTTTACCCATTGCCAAATGTGCCAGAAAAGCCAAAGAAAATTCTATTTCTATTAAAGTCATCTGTAACTATATGAGAAAAATCCATCTCAAAGTTTAATGAGTTATCATCTTTCTCAAACAAATTGAATGTTTTTTTAGTTCCATACATTTGATAGTTGTCCGTCAAGTCAAACTTTAATTCAAAATCATAACTAGTGTGTAGGTAATAGGCGCCTATAGCAATGGCGGCTATACCTATGACTGCTAGAGCAGTATCAGAATCACTATTTTTCTTCTTAGGTGCATCTTCATGGCCACAGTATGTTATGTTTCTACCATTGCCTGTACCTACGGCACCCATAGAGCACATTAGATCACCTAATGCTTTTGCTTGTGCCGACTCACTGAATAACGAATACTCAGAAACTACTACTGGTTT